ATGAGCATCGTGAGAAGCATGAGCACTAGAGAAGCCGATCATATGCGTGGAAGATATTATATGCACACAGGATATGTTCCAACTCCTAGTATTGATCATCCTAGTTATGGCAGCGTTATTTCTCACGAATTAATGGCATCTATTCCAGAACTAGAAATCCCTTCATTCGTTAGTGTTGGTGGAGGCAGTGTCGGCCCCGGCTTTTTAGGCATGGGCTATTCTCCATTTGTTGTAGATTCTAATGGAAACATTAGAGATTTAGATATGGGAATAGATAATGAAAGAGTTATGCAGAGGCTACAAATGCTATCTGCTATAGAGAATAAATTTATTGCTGAAAATAGGGGAGGTGGAGCTTCTGATCATCTGAAAATTGTTGATAGAACAGTAAAGCTAATGACAAGTAAACAGATGGATGCTTTTAAAGTAAGCAAAGAACCAAAAGAGATGCTTGAAAAATATGGTAATACTGGTTTTGGAAAAGGTTGCTTGATGGCTAGGAGACTCGTTGAAATCGGAGTTCCTTTCATCGAAGTAGATTTAGGAGGATGGGATAATCATACTGATATTTTTAAAACACTAGAAAATCAAAAACTCCCAGAATTAGACAAAGCTATGAGTGCTTTAGTAAGTGATCTAAATGATAGGGGTCTATTAGAAGATACTGCCATTATTTGGATGGGGGAATTTGGTAGAACTCCCAATATCAATGCTAACGGAGGACGAGATCACTGGGCAAAGAGTTGGAGTGTTGTTGTTGGTGGGGCAGGATTTAAGGGTGGGCTAGTGGTTGGAGAAACTAGCGAAGATGGCAAGGATGTTATATCAGAGCCATATTCTTCACAGGATTTAATGGCTAGTGTTATAAAATCTCTTGGAATTTCTCTTGAAACTACTTTTACTTCTAAGAGTGGTAGACCTATGAAGATTGCTAATTCTGGCAAAATTATAAAAGAATTATTCTAAAAAACTAAAGTTTAGAAACCCATCAATCCGATACTTGACAAGACGATTGATCTGTGGTAGAATGAGTTCTAGGAATAGAAGCATAGAAAAATTTGGAGAAGTATAATGATCTTGGTCAATGCAAAAGCCTTGGACACAAAAGCCTTGTTGAGAGACTTGAATAATCTGTGCGTGGAACTACAATCCACAAGCAGCAGCAATGATAAGATTGCTATTCTTAAAAAACACCTAGTGACTAACTATCATAGTCAAGATTTAATTAAACTTGTTAGATATATTTATCATCCCACATATCAATTTTATGTGACCAGTGATAATCTGGTAAAGAAAAACCACCTAACAGGTTCCTCTTATGTTGACATATTTGACTTGTTGGACGATCTCAGAACAAGAAAGATTACTGGTCACGATGCTATTGGAGCAATTAATACTTTTGTCTCTAATTTCCCATCATACGCAGACCTTATCCACTGCATCATAGACAAAGACCTAAAGACTAGAGCGGGAGATAAGATTATCAATAAGGTTATTCCTGATCTTATTCCTATCTTTGAAGTTGCTCTTGCTGCTAGTTATGAAGATGCTAAGGTGGATTTTGCCGACAGGTGGTATTCATCTCAGAAAATGGACGGGGCGAGATGTATCGTAGTGGTTGACGACAAAGGAAAAACAACTACTTTTTCAAGACAAGGCAAAATCTTTGAAACTCTTGGCTTGGTACAAGAAGCTATTGAGTCTCTAGGTTTAAAAGATGTTGTATTTGATGGGGAAATTTGTTTACTAGATTTTCAGGGCAAAGAGAGTTTTCAGGGAATAATGAAGTTGATAAGAAAGAAAGACTTTACTATTTCAAATCCTGTGTTTAAAATATTTGATCTATTGTCTTCCAAAGAGTTCTATGATAGAGTCGGTTCAAGAAGTTTAAGTGTGAGACTATCCAATCTTAATGATATTTTATCTAAAAATGATAATCCAACACTAACTATTCTGACCCAAACTCTGATTAAAGATCAAAAACATTTTGAATATTTAATCCAAGAATCAGTAGAAAATAAGTGGGAGGGTCTTATTCTAAGGAAAGATGCTGGATATAAGGGGAAAAGGAGCAAAGATTTACTCAAGCAAAAATCTTTCTTTGATGATGAATACCAGATTATGGATACAGAGATGGGTAAATTTAGGTATCTTAAAGAGGGTAAAGAATATGAAGAAACTATGCTATCTAGTATAATTATTCATCACAAGGGGAATTCGGTTGGGGTAGGTTCTGGGTTTACTGTGGATCAAAGACAAGAATTTTATAAAAACCCAAAAAAGATTCTGGGTAAGATTGCTACTATCCAATATTTTGAAGAAACTAAAAATCAAAATGGGGGAATTTCTTTGAGGTTTCCAACATTTAAATATTTGCACGGTGAAGAAAGAGACACATAATAAGTAGCCGCCAATTTTTCCAAACAACATTTGATCTCTGAAATAATTTAAAACGTCATTCCAAAAGAATTTAAACCGTCATTATTTTTTGAGATTATATTTACTCTATCAGAATTTACGAAGTCATTCCACAAGAATTTATCACTTCATTCTGATAGAGTTAAAATATTTTCGTTTTTGTTAGTAAGAGTATAAGAATTTAGCCGGTCATTCCAAAAGAATTTACCGCCCCATTCTAAACTTTTGCTAACAAAGACGAGAATATATTTTGGAAAGGCACTTGACAAGATTATAGGGTTGATGTAAAATACGAAAAGATACAATGGCTCAACAGCGTTTAAGTTTTCCGTTTAAAGTTCTAAAAGGAGATAGTATATAAGTTATGAATAAGTTAATGCTAACAGAAGATAAAAAAGCCAAGCACAATATGTTACTTGAAAATGCGATAGTTCTTGATTGTGGCAAAAATACCGCTACTCTGTATGATCCCAAAACAGATACTTGTAAAATAATTAGTCACGAAGACATATTAAAACTTCCAGAAGAACTAGAGTCTGGTACAACTGTGGTTGTGGAACGCGCTCATCTTGGTTGCCCAAGGCAAGAGTATTCTTTAGCTCAACCTTTTACTGAAAAAGAGTTGCTCGATCTTTACAAAAGGTTTGACTCAAATGATATTAAATTAAAACTATTTCCTCATGGGTCAACTCCAAGAGCAATAGCTTATTCTGAATCAAAAAAGTCTGATTTAAATGATCCAAAAGTAATATATTTTCTACTAAAGGCATTTCCTGAGATTTCAATGATGAATCCCAAAAAATCATTTGAGGTTTCCGATATTTTACAAGATGGTTGGGAGTGGAAAGATATTACTAATAAGATATTAAATCAAGCCAGAGTAAATCATTACGAGGCAGATGACGATCAAAACACAATATATATTAGAGAAAATATACAACATATTTATAATAGTTTGTCTCCTGTTGCTAGAGATGTTTTTGGACTTGAAGTGTCTAAGAAAACATCCAAAATAGCACCAGCAGGAACTGTTAAGATCAAACAGATAAATATGGTTCAAATATATTCTATCTTAGCAATATTAAGAGATACCGAAGCTAGATTAAGACTATTTAGAGAGACGGGTAAATTCCCCTCTAATAATTTTGTTAAAAGATATGTTCTTTGTATGACTCCAAATCATTTTGCAGGAGGGGTTGCACGAAGTAATTTACTTCATCACGGTATGAAAAACTGGATTATTAAAAAGGCTAAAGAGGATGAGAGCATAAACCTGAAAAGAAAAATCCCACTAACAGATAGAAGAGGAGAGTTTGAAGCAACAATTAACAGAGGAAATTTTACAAGCCAAGAGGACGCTATTTTTATCAAGTATAGAACGCAATACAGAAAATCAATGTATGAACTTCTCAATTTTTTCAAACAACATTTGATCTCTGAAATAATTTAAAACGTCATTCCAAAAGAATTTAACCCGTCATTATTTTTGAGATTATGTTTCCTCTGTCAGAATTTACCAAGTTATTCCACAAGAATTTAAGAGCTAATTCTGATAGAGTTAAAATATTTTCGTTTTTGTTAGTAAGAGTCTAAGAATTTAGCCGGTCATTCCAAAAGAATTTACCACCCCATTCTAAACTTTTGCTAACAAGGGCGAGAATATCTCATGCTAGAGGGCTTGACAAACCGATAGAGCTAGTGTAGAATACGAAAAGACAATATTATTGGTTGACCCCTTTTATTTGGAGATTCAATGCTTGATTCCGTAGCCCCATCTGATTCAGCAGTTCCTTCTGATTCTCTAGTTTCAGCTACTCCAGTTGTAAAAAAGCCAGTAGTGATGGATAAGACTAAAGCTCAAAAATTCTTTGACAATTTTCCCAAAGACAAGATTGTGTCCTATAAAGAATATTGGGAAACAGTAAAGCCCAAGAACACAGATGACATATTTAGAAGGTATCTTTTTGCCTTTTGCAGCGTTCATACCACATGGGAGGGTAATGTTAGGGGATATAATGCTATTAAAAATTTTGATGAATGGACAGACAACAAAGATACCCTTAAAGAAAAACTACACAAATCTGGTGTAGGATTACATAACAATAGAACAGAATATATTTGGTCTTTTAAGGATAAGTTTTTTGCTAATCCAAAAGATTTTTATCTAACAACAAAGAAGTACCATGTAAAAAAGAGAGATAGTATTGTGGATAAAATTAAGGGGTTGGGTCTAGCTAAAATTAGCTTTGCTCTTGAGATGACTCATCCCAATGAGGCAAGAGCATTGTGCTTAGACATTCATATGCTTCGTTTATATAATATGGACGGGTTGCAGTATACCAAATCTAAACATGGCATATCAGAGTACAAAAAGACGGAGCGTCATTGGTCTGTTAATTGTGGTAAGCTGGGGGTTCCTAGTTATATTGCAAGATCAATCTATTGGGATGGATTACAGAAACAGGAAGATAGTCGTTACTGGAGCTTTGTACTAGAATGAAATGTAAAATTAAGATTGAAGATAAAGAATATGTGGGGGACATTACCCGAAGAATGGATGTTGGAACTTATGAGGTTTGGGTTGATGAACTTAAACAGAACTATTATATAACTAAAAATAATATGATTGAGACAGATATTGATGACTAATATTATTAGTAGGAAAGATTTAATCTCTAAATTAATCCCTCCAGATACAATAGGTATTGAGGTTGGTATTTTTACTGGTACATTTACAAGAGAACTATTAGATGGTTGTAACCCCAAGAAAATACTATGTGTTGATTTGTGGGATAGCGGCAGAATAGACTGGTTTGTACATAATAAAGAAACAAACACATGGAAATCAGAAGGGTCTTCTTCCTCAGATGCTCTGTCTGTTTTTAATATTAATATGAAAGAGGAGATTGAAAGAAATATAGTGGTGCCTATTAGGGGTCGATCTCCAGAAATTCTACACTCATTAAGATCAGACTATTTTGATTGGATTTATTTAGACGGCCAACATGACTATAGGACTCTTTCTAAAGAATTAATAGAATCTAAAAGAATAGTAAAAAATGGTGGATATATTATGGGCCATGATTATTGTAGTTTATTCCCCGGTATAGTTAGAGCAGTAGATGAATTTGCAACTAGAGAAAAATTAGAACTTATTTTAACTAATGAAGAACCCTCTCCTGTCTGGAGGCCCAACCCAATTGATGGAGAAACAGCCTCGTACAATTCTTTTATTTTCTGCAATACTTAGCAGATAGGTGTATATACTATAGCTTCTTATATAAGAAAGGAATAAATATATGGTTGCTTTTGCAAATACCCAAGAACTAACAAATAAAATATTTCACCTAACTAATATGTTAGACGAAGCACATATTCAGATTGTAAAATTAAAAAGTGACAGAGATAATTGTAAAAAGTTTTATGATATTATGACCCATAATCAAATATCTGACATAAAGGATAAAGAGTAATCCATGATTAGTTGGGATTGTTTTGATACTTTGATAGCTCGCAGATTTAAAACTCCCTATTCAATATTTAAATCAATATCAGAAACAATAGATGATAATAGTTTCATTAAAAATAGAATAGAAGCAGAACAAAAGTCTCCAGAATCATTAGATAGTATTTATTTTCAACTATCTCAAGATACTAATATTAGTTTAGATAAAGCGAATAGTATTAAACAGATAGAGATCGATACAGAATTATCTCATTGTTTTCCTATTAATATCAATCTTCAAAAGGTAAAAGATGGAGATATGGTAGTTAGTGATATGTATCTGCCAAGACCAGTAATAAGACATATGTTGGATGTATGTGGACTTAGAGCAAACATTAATCTATATGTTTCTCATGGGGGAAAAGCATCTGGTAAAATATGGAATACTCTTCCTAAGTTTGAATATCATGTTGGGGATAATAAAGAATCAGATGTTGATCTGCCAAAAAAACTAGGATACTCAACATCATATTGTAATATTGGGGAACTCACAGAAATAGAACGAATGGTTGGGGGAAATCTTGGGTTGTTAATGAGAATGATAAGATTACAAAATCCTTATGATTCTAGTAATGTGTCTCATTATTTGTGGCATGATCAATCCCAGTATAATATTCCTCTACTAATTTTGTTCTCAACAGAATTACCCAAAGACAATTTGTGTTTTTCCTATAGAGATTGTTCATATTTACAAAGAATACATGAGGAGCTAAAGAAAACAAAAAACTTTAGATGCCATTCATCTAGAATCTCACTAAGAAATACTACCAAAGAATACGACACATATTTAGAAGATATGACAAAGGGAAAAATTGTTGTTGATCTACATGGCAGTGGAGGAAGTATAACTAGATACCATTCTAAAAAGAGCAATACTAAACCCCATCTTATATATCTTACAGGATTCTTAACTTCTAAGTATGAAAATAGAAAAATATTATTAGAGTTTGGAGATGTTGTAGAAAGATTTAATCCATATGATAGTGGTAGTTTATTAGAGTGGCCCAACAAAGCATATAATGAAAACCCAAAAGAGCATACAGAAGCATTAAGGGGGTGCTTTGATTTAGCTATTAAGTGTTTACCTTTGTTTCCAAAAATTTATTCTTATCATAAAGAAATATCTAACCCTTATACAAATTGGAATCCTTCATTTGAACTTATTAGTAAAAAAATATGTATGGGCATGTTAGAATCTATGGTAAAGTCTCCAAGCTATCAAAATATCCCATTCCTTTTGGATCATAATAATAATAATATCTCAGAAGAAAATAAAAAGAAATTAAAAAGAAGTGTTGTTTTGTCTAAGATTATAAGAGAACAGTAATACAATATGAAAACCCTTTACTTAACTGTTGGGCCTCCTGCTTGTGGCAAGTCTACATTTGTAAAAAGTTATGTTGACGCATTTCCTCAAGAAAATTCTTATTTAAGCAGTGACGAGTTAAGGGGAGTATTTGGCAAAGACGAAACTGACCAATCAGTATCTCCACAAGTATTCTCTCATATACTAGACAAGGTTGAGGAATTTCTTCAAGATGAAAGCAAGCAGGGTTACCTTATAGTTGACGCTACCAATATTAATATAAGACTGCGTAAACAATATATATCTCTTGCTAAAGAATACAAGGCTAGAATTATAGCTTGGGTCTTTGAAAGAGATAGGGAAGTTTTAATAAAAAATAATAAATCTCGTAATAGAATAGTTCCTCTGTGGGTAATAGATAGAATGTTAGATTTATATAAAAGACCTACAGAAAAAGAAGGATTCGATAAAATAGTTAATGTTCTTCCAGTACATACAGAAGCACTATTTATTCATTCTCTTGTCTCTCCTAATCATTGAGGATCGATTCTACCACATGAAGATCGAGCATATAGTGTATGCTTATATATCTTTTAAATATTTTCAATCTATAAATAGGAATAATTATGTATAATAGACGCAAATTTTTATTGACCAGTGGTGCTGCTGGTTTGAGTATAGTCTCTAATAATATATCTTTTGGTGTTGATACTACCAATGCTCCAGATATTACTCCTAATGAAAATAGTGTTCTATATATCTTTTTAAGTGGTGGGCCAACACAGATTGAAACATTTAACCCTATTCCAGAATCTACAGCAGAACGAAAATCTATTATTGGTCATTTAAATACAAATGTTGCAGGAATACGGATTGGTGGATTATGGACTGAACTAGCACAAAAAGCTAATAAGTTTTCTATTGTCAATAGTTTCAGTCATGGAGATGCTAACCATGAAAGCGCAACTCATTGGATGATGACAGGAGAAAGAACAGTTCCTAACTCACCTCCAAAGTGGCCCAGTTATGGCAGTGTTATTGGGGGCCAATATGGAACCAATACTGCTGATGGGTTGCCCACATATATTAAGCTCAACGATATTCAATATGATGGGGCAGCATGGATGGGTAATAAGTATATGGGATATACTGCTGCTGGAGAAGGTATTAAGGATTTAATCTTAAAGGAAAAACAAAAGTTTGAAAAAAAATTAGATATTCTAAAGATGATAGAGAGCGGTTCAAGAATTAGCCCAGATAATAAAGTATCACAGAATTGGATGGAACTTAGGGATCAGGCTGTTGGTGCATTAATGGGTAAGGCTAGTGAAGCCTTTTTAATAGAAAAAGATGCTGAGTTTGAAGATTATAAAAAAGACCAGTTGGGCAAAGACTTTTTAACAGCAATAAGATTAGTAGAACGAGGAGTTAAGTTTGTTACTCTGAATTATGGTGGGTGGGATATGCACGACAATATAGCAGAAGGAATGAAAGGTAGAGTTCCCCCACTAGATCATTATATTTCAAAGTATTTAACCTCTATGGAAAAGAGACAAATGAATACTAAAAATATGTTGGTTATGAGTGGGGACTTTGGAAGAACTCCAAAGATTAATAAAGGCGGTGGACGAGATCACTGGCCTAGTTTAATCCCCCTGTTTATTGCTTGTGATGGATATAATATGGGCAGAACTATTGGAACATCAGATGCTAATGCTGAAAGAGCCGATCAGAATCCTTTTGAACCAGAAGATTTGAAGTGGACAATGTTTGATCATCTGGGAATAAATAAGACTGCTGATTGGTACAGTATTGAGAATAGACCTCACTCTTTTGTTAAGACAGAAGCTAAGAATATACTAAAGGTGTAAATATGGATAGATTATATAAAAATTCTAATGATAAAATGATATTTGGGGTTTGTTCTGGACTAGCAGACTACTTGGGGATTACTTCCATAATAGTTAGACTATTAACTGTTGCTGGGGTTTTCTTTAGTTTAAGTCTCGTCTTTTGGATATATTTATTATTAGCTATTATACTGCCACAAAAAAACAAAAACAATACTGGAGTTTAACATGAATAGAGCCAATGAGTTATTAAATTCAATAAAAAGTGAACTAGAATGTCCTCCAGCAACTCAAGATGTATCTATTAATTTAAAAAATAGACAGAATGCAATAGATGTTGCTAATTATGGGCCAGCTAATCCAAATGAACCAGATGAACCATATTGGCAAAAAAAAGCAGATCAGTTTAAAACTACTGTGCCTATTGCAAAAACTATGTTATGTGGGAATTGTGCTGTTTTTATTATTAAACAGAAAATGATAAATTGTATAGAAAAAGGATTAGCTTCTGAAACAGATGAGTATGGTGACCCAGAAAATCCAAAAGAGATAGTTGATCAGGCAGACCTCGGGTATTGTGAAATATTTGATTTTAAATGTGCAGGAAGTAGAACTTGTGATGCTTGGGTTGTTAATGGCCCACTAACAGATTAGAGTATTATTATGCCAATCCCAAATAGAGAAAAAAATGAAGATAAAGATAAATTTATGTCTCGCTGTATGAGTAGCGAAGTAATGAATAAAGAATATCCAGATTCTGCTCAAAGATCAGCTATTTGTTATGGGCAGAATAAATCTAAATCTGATAGTATACTAGAAAAGATTAATGACTCATATATATTAGCTAATAGTATTTGGGATGAATCTATTGTAGACTATACTTATTATGCTCTTTATAATGAAAATAATGAATTAATATCCTCAGAAAAAGATGGTAAAAAAGTAACTTTAAATAAACCCTTTAGAACATCAGATGGCCCCAAAAAATTTAGTGTGTATGTAAAGAATGACAAAGGAAATGTTGTTAAGGTTAATTTTGGTGATCCTAACATGGAAATTAAAAGAGACGATCCAGCTAGGCGTAGATCATATAGAGCTAGACATAACTGTGATAATCCCGGCCCCAAATGGAAGGCCAATTATTGGAGTTGTAAAATGTGGTCTACCACAAATGTATCTGACTTAACGTAGGAATACATATGAATCTTTCTCTACTTCTTTTATATGATAAGATAGAAAAATTAACATATAATGATGCTTGGGTAGAAATTCCCATGCCGGATATAATATCTTTTGATTATAAAACTATTCTTAAAAGCCCGCCGTCTAATACTGATTCAAAAACATTAAAAGAATTAAAATTAGTAGCAGATGCAACATTCAATAGGTCTGATGCTGAAGTTGAAAAAATGTATAGTATAGATCAAGATTTGGATGGCCCATTTATTAATTTGCTCTCTAAATATAATTTGGAATATCCCCAAGAATATATAAATGTTTTCTATGACATAGTTAAGCCAGTATTAATGAATACTAAAAGCTATTGGAATAGACCAAGACCATTTCAATTGGCTAAATTATTGAATATTCCCATAAATCCAATTATTACAAATACTGTGCATACTCCTTCTTATCCTTCTGGTCATACTTTCTATTCTAGATTAGTGGCTAATATATTGAAACATACCTATCCTAAGATCGAAAATAGAATATTGGACAGTATAGTGTATGATACTGCTAGAGCAAGAGTAATACAGGGTGCTCATTATCCATCAGATAGCGAGGCTTCTATCTTGTGTGCTAATTATGTTTTTAAAAATCTAATATTAAAAATAGGAGATATTTAATGAGTAGATACCAAGAAATATTAAATAGCATTTGCGAAACACTGACGGGTAAGCAAGGACTATGGGATAATATCAGAAAGAAAAAACAAAAAGAGGGTAAAAAATACAAACCTGCCAAAAGAGGAGATGAAGATAGGCCAGACCCAGAACAATGGAAAAAACTAACAAAGTAATTATTAACATGGAGAATATTATGCTTCTAAAATATGACCTTGAACAATCAATTTCAAAATTATTATCAGAACAAGAAAATGATATAACCCTAAACGAGAAACATCTCGGTAGTACGTTGGATGATTTTCTAAAAGAGCAAAATCCTCCAGAAATAAAATTAGAGATTGACGAACCTTCAGAAATTGAAGAGCCATCGAACATAGAAACAAGGATAGAATATAATAATCCTCTTGTTGTTGAACTTATTAAAAAGTCCCTAAATATACACTGGCAGCAAACAACAGTTCTTACTGCCCAAGCTGAACATCTTCAGAGATGGGGATATAAGAAACTAGCAGCTATATTTAAAGCAGATGCTATCCAAGAACAAACACACGCTGCCATTAACATTAAAAGATTGGAATTTTTTGATGCAGATCACCAACCACTAATTATTGCCCCTCCAGCTTGGGCTAGACATGATATGGTTGCTATGATCAAATATAATCTTGCTTCTGTGATGGAAGCATCCGTTGCAGAAAGAACCACTATTGTTGCTGCTAGAGCGGTAGGAGATGAAATAACAGCTAATATGTTTATTGAACTCCTACAAGGGAGCGAAGATGGTATCGAGCTATATACCGGCTTCTTGAAATTGATTGAACAAATGGGGATTGATAATTTCTTGACACTTCAAGTATGAATAATAAAAAAACCGTCAAAGAATTAAAGATAGCTATTAACAATCTTATTATTGAAGAAAAGAAAAAACGCCAAACTTTAAAAAAGATTTCAAAAAAATATGTTTTATATGGCACAAGACTAGCAATCCTAGTGTGTTGTCTTATAATATTACTGATAGTTGTAACTGGTATCTCTTGCATCAAAATAGATTCTCCAGAAACATCAGTTGGTAGAAAAGTTATTAAAGAGCAAATAAAATTGTACAATAATACCACAGAACTTATGGATCATAATCACATTAATAAATATTATGAAAAACTAAATATTTCTGATAAACAAGCTCTTGAGCAAGAAATGAGACTATTGGTAGACGCAGAAACTAAACATAGGACTAGATTAGAGAATAATTTTAATAGAAAAGGAAATTAATATGAGTGATCTTAAATATGAACCTGTTCCGCACAATCAAAAGGCTTTTCTTGAAGGGGCATCGAAACGCAGTGGTTTTCAACAAGCCTATGATGCTCTTGAAGCCGAGTATGCCTCACAATCATCCATGATAGAAGAATTAATTCCAGCAATTGGACTACACGACTCTTTATTGAGCTATGGGTATAATCCAAAAGATTGTGAAAAAAAATTCAAGGAACCCTCTTGACAAGCCGATAATACCTGATAGAATGATAGGACGAAGCAAGATTATGGTTATCTCTCGATAACCGCTTGCAAGATTGGTAGAACTCTTGGAGGACTAGATATGTCAGAGGTTACTTCGGTTGATAAGACTACTCGGATTCGTTGTGAGGACGAGAAGTTTCTGGAAGCTGTTTTTTCTAGCAAAACATATGCTGAAATTGCAGTAAAGACGGGGCAGAAGGTTGCTAGCACAATGGCTAGATATGCTCGTACTAAGGCTTCTTTGATTGCTCAGGGCATTGATTTGCCAGCGATGGAACGAGCAAAGCCTGTAAAGACAGTAAATAAGAATGAGAACATGGCTGATATTGTTCGCAGGCTTAGAGAAGCTCATAACGGATGATGTACTTTTGTTAGTAAGGGTCTACCTTTTTGGGCTTTTACTTATAACAAAGTAGTACCTCAAGAACACAGCATGGGCTTCATCTGTGCTGTGTCTTGAGGAACTATACGGGCCTTTGTGATGAAATTGGCAACCATAGCGGACTTAAAATCCGCTGCTCGTAAGAGCTTGTGGGTTCGAGTCCCACCGAAGGCACTATGATAAACTCAACAAATAGATTCTACAAGGGCATTTGCTCAAATTCTGGAAATGAATCTTCTAATTTTGACCATTTTTATATTTTGACAGTAAGAGATATAAATGATTATTCTGGGGGCCATATAGTAGAGACTGTAAAGAATACAGAAGATTATTTTGATGATGATGGAATGATTGGTAGTCCCTATTATATTATTTATGGTCATTTTAAGAGTAATTTTGCTACTACGTCTCTTTATATTATGGAAACTGAATTTTTATATCAAGCTATTAATATTGTTGAAACCATAACTGGAAATGATATAAAAGAGAACTACTAGAAAAAAGAATAGGTGTATAAATAGATTATTCTTTCTCTATTAGGGAGTATATTATGACTAAAGATATTAATCACGTTATTCAAGAAATAGCTAAACAAGACAAACAACTTCATAATATACAGAGTATAGATACTTCCTTATCTAAAGATATGTCTATCTTGAAAAAAGATGTATCTGATCTTAAAAAGTATGTCAAAACACTAGAACATAAAATAGATGCTGTTCTAGAGATCATGGTCGAATTTAGAGACGCTGTAGAAATGGCTCAAGACGATGCTGAATCATCAGAGAATCCAGATTGGACTCCTTATAACGATGAGGAATACGATAGAGAAGAAGAAGACGAAGACGAAGATGAGGCATTTTAAATATGGAGAGCTTAGTTATTCTAGTCACTATTTTAGTCTTAATTGTTCTTTTAGTAGGCCCACTAGCTTTAATTATGTCTTATATTAAGATCATTCCAGATATAATTATATGGGTCATGGGATTAATTTCTATCTCTATTGGGGCATATTGGTTTATTCTGCCGATTCCTTTTATCGTAAAACTCCCAGCGTTGCTTGCAATTTTGTTAGGAATATTCGCAGTAAAGAAAAGGTCTTGACAAGTCGATAAGACTATGGTAGAATGGGTGAATCATAGGACAGGAAACCTTTTTGGAGAAATAGATGAAACTCGCAGATCGTACAGTTGAAACGCACTCATCCGGCATTACTAGCTCTTCTGGGTTCAATATCGCCCAAACTAGTAAAATGTTTAAAATCCTATCTGATTCTCTGTATTCGGATAAGATCATGGCTGTGATTAGAGAAATATCTACTAATGCTCAGGATGCTCATATTGAGAGTGGAAACAAAAAACCTTTTGTTGTTCATTTGCCGAACGTAACAGAACCCGAATTCTCTGTAAGAGACTACGGCACTGGTCTAAGTAAGAGAGATATGGAGGAGTTGTATACAACATATGGTGCTTCTAGCAAGAATGATAGTAATGATTATGTGGGATGCCTTGGTCTGGGCAGCAAGTCTCCCTTTGCGTATAGTAATAGTTTTACTACGACATCTTATTTTAATGGTAAAAAATATACTTATGTTGCGTCCATAGACGAAACAGGTATTCCATCATTAAATCTATTTAATGTTGCAGATACATCGGAAGCTAATGGTCTACAAATTAGTTTTGCTGTTAAAACAGCAGACTTCGATGCTTTTTCTAATAAAGCAAAGAGGGTATATCATTATTTTAAGAATAAACCATTGGTAATTGGTGGTTCTCCCTTGAATGGATTTGAAAATCACAAATATAGCAAAGAAGAGATAATCACTAGTGGGATCAACTGGAAAGTATTAAAAATCTCCAGCTATTCCAACGATGATTTTCCTTCTCAAAATAATAGAGTAGACAGTAGTCTGGTAGCTATTATGGGAGATGTTGCTTATCCGGTAAATATTAATATGATTACTGGGTCAGTGAAAGAAGAAGATTCTGTATCGGACAAGTGGACTAATTCTTGGGGATCACAGAAGAAGAAAAATATTCATAACTGGTCATCTTTTCTCAGCGAGATTGATAAGGGGTCTTTCTGTCTAGAAATAAATTTTAATATTGGCGAACTAGAAATGGATGTTTCTAGAGAATCCCTCCAGTATACTAAAGCTGTTATCAAAACTATCAAAGACAAGGTGGAAGAAGCCTATCTGTCTATGAGAAAACAGGCCACTAAGGATATTTCAGAATCTAAAACAAAAATCGAGGCTATGAGAAAATACTATAGTCTTGAACAAATCGGTAAAGGCTGGAATGTTGGGGCCACATGGACTGATTCTCATGGGGTTGCACATAAAATAGAAGACAAAGATATTGTCTATAAGATAGAACCTAACAAGAATCTACTTGTGTTTAATTATAAATCCCCATCATATAGAAGTAAAAGATTAGTTTGTCCAACAGATAGGATTCATGTCGAGACAATAAATGGAGTAGGATACTACGCATCAAAAGCAAAATCTAAGGTAGTATTCTTTTATCGTGATGTTAAAAGTTTGGATCAGGCTCAATCTATAGTTACAAGATATTGTAATCAGAATACCTGTTTTGCATACCTACTATCAGATAGGGATCATGCCAAATCTCTTGAGGGATTTGACACTCTTGTAGAAGATGTTGGAAAGGAAAATATCCTTCCTGTTAGTGATTATAAAAATCTTATGAAGAATACTTCATCAAGATCAAGATCAGGTGGTTCTAGTGGACAGGGGCAGATTAGCAAGGATGATATATTTATTCTGTGTTGTTCTGACCCGAATAAGGAATTGGCTGGAATATCGGCCAAACTTAATAATTCCAATTCTTTGAGTGAGATAGATGATGATTATCTATTTGACATAAAGAAGAAAAATAAAGATATGATCTATATTCCAATTGATAGATATTCTTCGATACTTGGATATAATGATATTTCTCTTGTGAAATTAGCAATATCTCATCTTTCGTTAAAGGTAGATGTTTTCTGCATCAAGAATAGTTCAGTAAATATATACAGGAAGCAGGGATATAAACTTGTAGACTTTAACGATTATGTTAATCAGCTAGTGTCTGATATGAAAAAAGAATATAAAGAAGAAATGAGTTATCTGCCAATTGTTGAAAAAGAAACAAAAGAAGTCTCTATGACTTATAATAAGAAAGATAGTAGTCAATATGAATGTTGTGTACACATGCTCAATATTTTTGGGCTAGATTATAGTAAATTTATTTCTGATAAAAATCTAGTAAGAAGTATCGATCAATTCCTGATAAAAAACTTTTTTGCAGCAGTTGTGGTGAGCGATACTATTACAACAGACAGATTTAAAAGAGAAGAGTACATGACTCACATAGAGGGATTATTTAAAAAATATAATATTTCCACTATTCATAATTTGCCAGAGAGAATAATTTCTTGTTATCAACTAAGCATTAAAATTTTAGCTTTGTACAACGATCTAACAAGACAAGAGACGCACAAATCTTTTGTTGAGGCTAAATCAACCTGCATATTAGACACTTTTGACGAAATAGCAAAAAATATTAATATTGTGCTTGACAAGAACCCTCTGATCGAGTATATTTGTAGTATGACAAGTGTGTCTCACAACCTGACGGGATTGCAGAAATCAAATGATCCAATAGAATCTCTTCAGGCTGCTCGATCAGTGAGCAAATATCGTTATCTTTATTATAAACAAAGAGTTCCTAAGATCAAAAACAATAGTCAGTTTCGTGTTCAAGTTGCCCGTGGTATCAATTCTTAGTCATAGGAGAATGAGATGAGCGTTCCTTTTTTGTGGGTGGATGGTAATCTTACGTTGATTTTAAATAATAAGACTTATCAGGTGTTGCCTGATCATGTCAACTATAGGATTATTCTTGAGAATCTAAAGGATAGTTCAGCAGAAGACCTTGAGGCTCTTGTGGATATTCAAAAGTGCATGGAAGTATATACAGATGGTGCTGTTGAAATCAAGCAGGGTAAAGTGTTTTACTCTGGGGAAGAGGTTCATGGTGCTATCAGTAAGAGGATTCTGGAGTTTATGAGCAAGGGACTACCTTTTGAGCCTCTGGTAAAGTTCTTGGATAATCTTATGGAGAATCCAAGTATGCAGAGTCAGAAGGAACTGTATGATTTCTTGGAACATAAATCCCTCCCTATTACAGAAGACGGTTGTTTTCTTGCTTACAAGGCTGTTAGAAAAGACTATATGGATAAATATAGTGGGAAATTTGATAACAAGGTGGGATCAGTAGTCAGTATGATTAGAGCGAAAGTAGACGACAATCGCTCTGTAGGATGTTCTGCTGGTCTTCATGTTGGGGCTTTAGATTATGTTTGTGGATATGGTTCTTTAGAAGCTGGAGACAAGATCGTTATAGTTAAGATCAATCCGAAGGATGCTGTTAGTGTACCCACAGATAGTAATCATCAAAAACTTCGTACTTGCTCTTATGAAGTTGTTGGTGAATATGAAGGAGAGCTATTGAAGCCTTTGTATTCTTCAGAGTACGATTCTGAGGACGAGGATGAAGATGACTATGATACTTCAGAGTATGATTGGAGTTGGAAAGACGAAGAAGACGAAGAGGACGAAGATGATGACGATGTAGAAGACTACGACAATAACCAGTACCTGTGAGATAACCAATGAGTCAAGAGCCAGATAAAAAACCAGAAGATAAATATTCATTTAAAATTGATGTAGATATGTATAAAAATCTATCAAAAACATTAAAATCTCTCTGGAAAGAAATTGGTTCTTCATCACAATGTGTTTCTTTTCCTATAACTAATATGTTCTCGTATACGGGGGAAGTAAAAGCTCCCCTGTATATGGGGAACAATCAGTATGGAGATGGTATTTATAAAACAATATTTGAGCCGTTTAGACATGAATATATTAACCATCTACAAAAACATGCTGGATACTTTGTTAGCCAGCCCAGCTACTATAAAGGAATGTTTGACATACTTAATTAAGACCCATATGAAAACATATTTTATAGTATTAACTGACAATTACCACAGATTTGATACTTATGAACAAACTCGTATTTTTTGTTCACAGAGTGTAGACAAAGGAGTATTTCCAAAACATATAAAAGAGTATTATTCACAATCCCACAATCTAATTACTGAATATATGGTTCAATCAGATGTTAGATTAATAGTGACTAAATATCACGAAGGAGTCAGCGATGAAGTCAGAATGGTATAAAATTAATGATCTGAAAACCTTCATAAAGCATACTAGGTTCATGGTCTTTGAAACATTTGGAGACGGTAATAACAGAGCGAATGATGATTTTACTGAATTAATGTCAAACCAAAAACTCAAAGATAAAAAAGAAATGGAAAGGCTCCTTCCTGCTAAAGAGACAATTCAAATAATCACGGCTGGAATAAAAAAACGATTATCAAAAGATGGAGAGGTAGAATTTACAGTAACGAATAAGGCATTTAAGAAAATGTTGGAAGAGCTAAATGCTAGAATGGTTAGTAACATACTTGCGAAATTATCATCAGAAGGACTAATAGAAACTGCTTTTGATAGTGAAAAAAATGATTTTGTATTTTGGGTAAGTGAAAAAGGAAATAGTCATGTTGAAGAAGAAAGTCCAGAGCCAGAAACCGATTGAGCATGATATTCATTTAAAATATAAGTGTCCAACCTGCGATCAACATCATTGGTTAGCTTTTAGAGAAGCTAAAACAAAAAATTTCAAGGTTGTTTGTGATTGCAATACTGTTTTTAAAGTCAAAAGAATCTCTGCTTTTAAAATTAAGTATCAGCTAGAAAACAAATCTTTTGAAATAGAAAAGACCAAGAACGAGATCGCTCCTCCAATAGTAGCTGCCACAGTAGTAGCTCCAATAGTAGTTGCCCCGGTAGTAGCTCCAATAGTAGTTCCTCCAGTAGTAGCTCCAATAGTAGTTCCTACAATAGTAGCTCCTCCAGTAGTAGCCCCACCCCAGATTCCATTAGAGTTATTGAATAAAGCATGTAAACTTTTTATAACTTATGGATTTACACAGAAAGAATCGATATTGCTGTTAAAGTCTAGTTATGAGAAAAATCCAGTAGATGACTATTCTAGTTTAATAAAAAACACCTTGGAACTAATTAAGAGAAAATAAAGATGACATTCAGACCAACTAAATTTGAGGATATTGTAGGACAATCAGATGTTATTAATCGTCTAAAAATCAGCACTCATGGTTTTAAAAGTGGGGAGTCATCATCCATGCCTCATCTTTTAATAGACGGCCCACCGGGGTTAGGAAAGACCACCCTAGCCTGTGCAATAGCTAATGAGTTAGGAGTTCCTATTCTTGTTGCCAATGGAGCAAATCTAAGAAGTATTAAAAATATAATTCCTTATCTATTGGGAATATCTTCTAAAACAGTTTTATTTATAGATGAAATTCATAGACTAACAAAAATAGTCGAAGAGTTTCTGTATCCTGTTATGGAAGATTTTATTGTTAATATTAGTACCGATGGAAATTTAGAGAAGATCGATATTCCACAATTTACTCTTATAGGAGCAACAACTAGTGGGGGAAGTTTAAGTCAACCTTTTTATGATAGATTTCAAATGAAAGAGCATCTTTCTTTTTATACCCCAGATGAGCTAGCTAAACTAGCAGGATCGAATAGTCAGAGGCTTGGTATGGCCCTTGACGATGAAGAACTATTGGAAATAGCAAAAAGGAGCAAGGGAACCCCTAGAATTCTTAACGCTAGATTACAGTGGTACAAAAGTTGCGTCTCTTATCACAAAGATAAAAAAATGACGGTTGACGAAATATTTGATAGCCAAGGAATTGACAGTATGGGATTAGATATTTATGATAGAATGTATATAGGCATATTAAAAAAACACAGGGGAACTCATCTTGGACTAAAAAGTATCTCAACATTAACAGGAATTGCTGTTGAGACAATAGAAAATAGTATCGAGCCATATTTAGTAAGGTCTGGTTTTGTACTGAGAACACAAAAGGGTAGAACTTGCGGTAACATAGATTAGAAAATATGTCTTTATGTATGGAGAATTAACATAAACTTGATTTTTATTTCTTGGCAAATACTATTATTACAGTGTCCTTTCTCAAAATACTCTACACGAACTATAAAATGAATAAAGACTCATCTCTACTTGCTAGTTTGATTAAAAACTCTTGGGTATCTAAAGATATAAATATTGAGTATTATGAAAATCCTTATCGTCATCTCATTATCGATAATTTGTTTTCTAAGGAAGTATATTCCAATATTTGTGAACAGATACCGATATTAATATCTCAAACAGTGGCGTATAAAGATACTCCCGGTGCTACGAGCGACTATGCTGGTTATATAAAAGGAATAAGCGAAGACTATAAAGACACCCTTGGTATTGGAGCTTTCTTGTCTTTAGAGCTAAAGAATTTTTTATCAAACATCTTTGAAGTGGAAACCAATCAATACGTTGCCACATCTGCGCATTGGCATGGTGCTCCTTCCAAATCGGGCCATATACATAGAGACTCTAACATTTGTTCTTTTTTAAGCTCAGATAAACAGATAAGTATGTCTGGAGGATGCGTATACACAGATGATTCTGATAAAAACCCAGATACTATAAAAGTAATTAGGTCTATAGCCATGTTATACTATGCTAATAATCCAGGGAAGATAGACGATTATGTTGGTGGTTCTACTGGAATTTATGATGGTTATCAAGGCAAGTTAATCAAAGAAGTCAAAGCTCTTAACAACAGACTATTGGTTTTTGAAGTATGTCCAAATAGCTATCATGCTTTTATCGGAGCTAATTTTGACAGGTCTGCCTTAGTCCAGTGGTATCATTGTAGTCCAGCTTATTTTATTCATAGGAATCTATTTCAAATAAAAAAAGATTATAAAATAGATGGTAGAACACATGAGGGTTGGGGAACTTCTGGTAGTAAATGGAATATTGAAAATGATCCAGAATATAGTAAGTATTTTGGAGAAAGTAAATTAAGGGACATACTTCTAGGATAAGAAACAAATGATAAAAATACTGGTTTTAGGAGGAACTCAATTCATAGGTAGGGATTTAGTGGAAACCCTAATGATAAATGAGAACTATTCTTTATCCTTAGCCAATAGGGGAATTTCTAATACTAACTTATTTAATAATTTATGCAAACTAAATATAGACAGAAATAATAAAGAAACATGCTCCAAACTAATTGATAGTGAATATGATATAGTTATAGACTTTTCCTGCTACACACAGACACAGTTCACTAACACTATCCCTTATTTAAGACACAAAAAATATATTTATATTTCAACATCAGCAACAAGATTTCCCGAGCAGATAAGAAAAAACTATAAAAATGATCCCTACTACTCCTATTACATCAATAAAATAGAAGCAGAAGAGTATGTGGTAAATAATATAAAAAACTGCGTCATATTAAGACCTCCTGTTGTGTACGGAGAAAATGATTACACTGGAAGATTTTATACAAAAGATGGTATATTTTATTGGAAAAATGATAATAGAAAAGCTGGTATTAGTTCTGAAACTATTTATGTCAAAGATATAACTAGAACTATTATACAGAACCTCTTCTTGGGCGATGATTATACAGATGCCGTAATAATTGATCTATAAAAAACAGACTATTTAATAATATGTTCTTTAATAAAAATATTCGATTTGCCATAAGATCACCCAAGTGGCAGACTGTTCGTAAAAATCATCTTATTTTAAATCCTATCTGTGCTGCTTGTGGAAAATCTAAGAAATTAGAAGTTCATCATATAGTCCCAGTACATATAGACCCCTCTAAAGAATTAGACCCCGACAACCTTATGACCTTGTGTGCTGATCCTTGCCACATTCTATTTGGTCATTTAATGGATTTTAAGAGTTGGAATAGTGGTGTAAATGAAGATTGTAAAGAATATTATCAAAAGATATTAGATAGGCCATATAAATAAGGAGAAGCTATGTTTTCTATTTTTGGGGAACAATATGGCATCTGTAATAAGCTAGGTAGAAGAGATTTTCTATCAATAGGTGGATTATCTTTTGGTCTGGGTGGATTATCTTTGCCACAAATATTAAAAGCTCAAGAGTCTTCTGGTAAAAAACACAAATCTTTAATCAATATATTTTTAGCTGGTGGGCCACCTCATCAAGACTTATGGGATTTAAAGCCAGATGCTCCGTCTGAAATTAGGGGAGAATTTGATCCCATCAAAACTAATGTTGGTGGAATTGAAATTTGTGAAGTTTTTCCACAGTTAGCTCAACGAATGGACAAGTGTGCTATCATACGATCTATCATTGGTTGTCATGGAGATCATGCTGCTTTTCAATGTATGTCTGGTTGGACTCCTGATAATCTAAAAAGTATTGGAGGAAGACCCTCTATCGGAGCAACAGTCTCACGAATCCAAGGGTCTGTTGATCCATCTGTTCCAGCATATGTTGGTTTAGCAGATAAGACCGATCACATGCCTTGGTCTGATGCTGGAGGAGCGGGGTTTTTAGGAACATCTCACGGGGCATTTAAACCAGATGGGCCAGGATTACAGAATATGATATTAAAAGATTTAACTTTGGATAGAATACGAAATAGAAAAGACTTGTTAGCTAGTATAGACAATTTAAAAAGGGCGATGGATTCTAATGGGTCTATGAAAGGGATGGATTCATTTAGTCAAAAGGCTTTTGATGTTTTATCTGGTAGTAAATTATTAACAGCATTAGATTTGTCAAAAGAAGACCCTAATGTATTGTCTGCTTATGGAGATGGAAAACCTTATAATTATCAATATGATGGAGCACCCACTTGTAATGACCATCTTTTAATGGCTAGAAGATTAATTGAAGCAGGAGTGCGGGTGGTGAGTCTTAGCTATGGTCGATGGGATAGTCATGGTAGTAATTTTGATTTGGTCAGAGATCATGGGTCAAAATTAGACCAATCTCTTAGTGCTTTAATAGATGATCTTAGTACCAGAGGAATGTTAGATGATGTAACTATTATAGTTTGGGGAGAATTTGGTAGAACGCCAAAAATAAACAAAGATGCTGGACGAGATCATTGGCCTCAAGTAAACTCAGCATTATTGGTTGGAGGAGGAATGAAAACGGGACAGGTTATCGGTTCCACCAATAGACTAGGGGAATATGCTGTTGATAGACCAGTTCATGTTCAAGAAATATTTGCAACCCTCTATCATAATCTTGGCATAGACACATCACAACAAACAATAGTAGATACAACTGGAAGACCCCAATATCTTGTTGAGCACCCTTATCTTAAAGAATTAGTCTAATGAATATTGAAAAAGACGATCAGGCTTTTATAGTTAGTTTTTTATCTCACTGTTGTATATTACTAACTTTATCATTAATTCCTATCATTAATGAAAGAATAGCCCCAACTATTCAAATAGTATCTTATCCAGTACAAGAAATAATAATACCAGAATCAGTAGACATAGAGGACATTAATACTTTTAGTGAAGAAGAAACGATATTAAGTAATGAGGAAGCTGGAGAAGAAAGTCTACAGATAAATGAAGAGAACTTAGAAATAGAGCTTCAGTCTGTTGAAACAGTGGAGGATTTTGGCGACACAATATCCAATGAGGATTTGATGGAGCTTTCTGGGTCGTCAAATGAGTCCAATATCGGCAACTCTGGCGTTGCTGTTAGTGGAGTTGGTAGTGCTGTTGATCGGTTGTCCAGAGAGATTGTGAGCAATGCTAATGATCGTCCAGTGGTTGTATTTTGGTTATTTGATGCTTCAGTCAGCCTTTTTAAACAGAGGGCGGATATAGCCTCTAGATTTGAAAAGGTGTTGACGGAAATAGAGCTTTCTAAAAATCAAAATCAACAGATAAATCACATAGTCAGCAGTTTTGGGGGAGTCCTTAGAACCATTACTTCTGCCCCAACCTCTGATAAAGACCAGCTAATAAAAGATATTCTGTCTATCGGACTTGATGAGTCTGGAATAGAGAATGTTTTTGGGTCGATTCAAGAACTAATAATATCTCATAAAAATCTTCTTAAAAAGAATAAATCAAGAATGATGGTAATATGTTTTACTGATGAGGTTGGTGATGATCAAAATAAATTAGAACCCCTTATTGTATCTGCCAAACAAACAGGTTGCATGATTTATGTTGTTGGAGTTCCATCTCCATTTGGTGTTGCAAAGAGTGAATTAAAATATGTTGATCCTGATGAAAAGTATGACCAAACAGAAAAATGGGTACAAATTCAACAAGGGCCAGAGTCTTTTGTTAAAATGACCCTCAACATGAAAAGTTTAGATATAGACAATATATTAATAGATAGTGGGTTTGGGTCATATTCATTATCAAGATTGTGTCAAAATACTGGTGGACTATACTTTGCTCTTCATCCTAATAGAAATAGTAGTCATAAAATATCTAAAAAGGATATTGATCCACTGTCTTCTGGTATTCAATACTTTTTTGATCCCAACATAATGTTTAATTATAAGCCAGATTATAGATCAATAGACCAACAAACTAAAGAAATATTATCTAATAAAACAAAATTAGCTCTTATAAATGCTTGTAGAATTGAGGACGGGATAAATATCTCTGGTAATCAAGTTTTGAAATTTGATGCTAGAACCATAGAATCTTTCTTAAAGTCTTTAAATAAGGCTCAACAATTTTCTGCTAAACTAGACCCTAAAATAGCTCAGGTATTTTCTATTCTTCAAAACGGAGAAGCGACTAGGGGTTCGGTAAAAGAAAAGGTGTGGGGGGCGAGTTTTGATCTTGCTATGGGGCGAATTTATGCTGCTAAATGTAGAAATGAATCATACAATCTTTTATTAGCAGAAGCTAAGTTGGGAATGAAAACAGAGAGACAGGAGTCTAATCAGTGGGAACTGGTACATACTGAAGAGTCGATAAAAGGAAATAGCTCGGTGGAGAAATCTTTTAAATTAGCTAAAATGTATCTAAACAGAGTAGTCAGCGAAAATCCTGGAACCCCTTGGGCATTAGTAGCTAGCGAGGAATTGAAAACTCCTATGGGATATAAGTGGATGGAAGGATATTTAGAACCAGATATAATGAAGATGAATGATAATGGTAACAATATCCCGAAACCTCCAAAAGATGATGAAAAAAAGATGTTGTCTCCAAAAATGCAGAGAAATGTTAGCAAGATTTGATTTAAACTCTTATTCGATAAAGGATTAATAATGCCTATTGTTCTTGCACTATTTGCTATCGGTATCTATCTGACTTGTATCAGGGTTTATGATTGGTGGAATGGATACGGGGATTTGTTTTGATTAATATAGTAATTTTATTAGCGGCAGGAAAGTTTCCTCTAATATATCTTTTAACAGCAGGATGATAATATCCAAGTAAGCAATAGTATTATTTTACAACCTTAATAAAAAAAGAAGGACATCCATCATCAGCTATACATACTACCTCTTGATTTAACTGTTTACAAAAAGCAGATACTGCTTCTTTAACTCCATAATGGTAGTCATGCCCCATAATTATTCCACCATTTTTTGTCTTATAATATGAATAAAACAAATCATTACAAACCGCTTGGATTGTGTGATCACCATCTATATAGACAGCGTCAAAAAAATTATTCTCACAGCTTTTTAAAAATGCTACTGATGGAGATCTAATGACATCAACATTATTGTAGTACTTATATTTTTGATACAACCCCAAATAAATCTCTTCCATGTTTTGTATTTCATAATGGTTGTTTCCATCTTTGTCGCCAGACCCGTAAGTTCCCTGCCAAATATCTACTAAATACAAATGTGACGGTTGAGCTTTTTCAAGAATCTCTTTTGCAAAATCTCCAACAAAAACCCCTATCTCCAGGAAACTACAATGTTTTGGGATAATTTCAAGCAAGTCAGATCTTGTTTTATAGTGTGTGATTTTATTCATTTTTTCTAGTATTTATAATATCTGGGTAACACTTTTCTATTTTTATTATTCATTTGATCATTAATATTCTGGATTTGGCCACCGATATAATTCTTCGGGTAAAACATAATAGAAGATAGAAAGTCCCCAAATATATTGTCTACCTCAGTCTTAAATGGTGGATATATTTTACTTTTTATAGACTCTATAGATAATATAGATTGATCATTTCTATGATACTTACACTCTGACTGATCTCCATCTGGATTCTTTATAGATGGTTGTGGCCCACTAATCGATTCCTCTAAACAGAGAGAAAGAACTCTGTTCAAAAAATCTGTATTTTTTATTGTTTTTTTATAAGACTGAAAACCCGCCCATATTTGTGGAGTGTCTAAAAAAGATTCCCCTGCTAGTTTTTCTATACATTTTTTAGTAGTCCAGTTTTTGATCAAGAACTGGTCTTCGGGATATCTTAATAACAATGAGTCCATAAAGCAAAAGTCTTCTATATCAGACAGACTGCCATTTATTTTATTCGCAGAATCTGTATATATCACGATTTCTGCATCATTTAAACTATCTAGAATAGCCCAGTACTTATAAGCAAATAAGAATGGTTTATTTAAATTTTCTATATTTTCTGGAATTGTTTTTATAGAAATAAAATCTGCCACATTACGAGATACCGGCTTATCTCCAAATAAATAAATGGTATGCTTTATATCTTTATTCTTTTCAAAAGAGTTTTGAAAACACTCGATAGCTTTATCAAAGAAAATATTATTACAGCATGTTATTAAGCTTATCATAAGTATTTTTTGTCTTTAAAATTTGATGATATAAATATGTTGTATAAGTTTAAGAAGAATTTTTAGTCATCTCTTGCATCCTAGCAAGAAAGTCTTCGTCAGACTCCTCTACTTCTGGAATTACATCTACTGATTCTGGAATCTTGGGAATATCAGGACTATCTATCAAAGACTTAATTTTATTCATAAACTCAGAATCATCTTCGATATCTAAGTCATTGCTCATTTTATTCATTTCCTTAACTTCTGACAAAGAAATATTTTTTCTATTTGTAAAGTAATTACTTCCATATGACACATATACTTCCGACCCCTTTGAGATATCTTGGGTGGCTACAACATCTGCTATAGAAGAATCGTAATAAAAATTCCACTCTGTATTTGGACTATCTTGATGATTATAGATCATGCCATAACCCAAAACCATCCAGAACACGCCTCCGTGAGCGTTATATTCTTTGTCTGGATTTGTTTCAGCAGAACATCCGCAATTTGATTCTTTATAACAATATTTTCTAAGTTGGGGATCATGAATATAGTTTGATCTCCAATCCAATCTAACCATTGGACATCTCTCTATTAGTTGTCCACTAGCTATATTATTTGTTGCTATTACTCCAATTCCCTCTATTTCAGAGTAACCTACAACTATATCCTCTGACTTAAAGTATTGATTTTTTTCACCGGCTATTGGTTTTGGAAGTATCATGAGATAATGTGTCCTTTTTATTATAATAAGTTAAATATGTTTTGTTTAGATCTACCAGTAGCATCCACCCTCCAACAATTCTGGTCTCTCTGGAATTTCATGATACATTGGTCTTATCCATGATTGAGTACCATACCAATCTTTGTGATGAAACATATCATCCCATCTCTTTCCTCGTATGCCAAATAATAATTGAGTCCCGCCTCCAGTATGTATGCATGATTTTCCCATAGCTTTAATAAATCTACAAACCTCTAGCGAATATCCTCCAGCTCCGACGACAGCACAATCAAATTCTGCTTTAAGAATCTCTTCTTTTAATATTTCTATTTTAGTTTGCCAATCTATTGGAGATAGTCCCGTAAGAGCCTCTGAATATCCTACTCCTATCACTACACAGCTTCCTATTTTAGCTCCGGGCCAAATTTCAGAATATCTATTAACTTGTTGCCCAATAGTATCTTTTAGTTGGGAAACACATAGTACTCTCTTGTCCCCAAGACGATAATGCCATCCATCTTCTCCATGATCAAAAGGCTCTATCTGTGAAAAAGAATGTAAAAGTCTTCCGGTTCCCACAGAATCAATAACATATGAGTCCCCATAATCTTTGCACCAAGGCAGGACATAATCCAGATCTTTTACCGCCAAGAGATAGTTATCGAGCCAGCAAATTAGGCTCTGCTCATTCTTACAATATATTCCAGCATTTATATATAGCATATCCTCAACCATGCGTTTTGGAATGCCCGATTTAAGATACTCAGCACAGTGCGAAGCCTCAACACTTCCTAACTTACCAATAGAAATTGGGAGGTTACTATCTGGGATCAAAAAGGGGCCTAATTTATTTAGATATGCTTCGCTCATATTTTTTCCTAGGAAGATACACAATCCTTAATATAATAGAACAGAACAAGCATATTGTCAATAAAATAAAATCTGAATAATTAATACTAGAATAGCTCTCTTTATTACCATAAAACCAGAAACAGGCAATGCTTCTACGAAGGTGTATAATATAGAGCTTTATTATAAGGAGCATATTTATGAAAATTTTTTTATCCTTTATTTTATATTTTATAATAACAACTTGCTTATTAGCTGGAACAATACGACAAGATACGTCAGACTCTAAGTACCTAGAGTATGGTAAAAAATATATTTCTGTTGTTAAAATAAGCGGATATATGAATATTGTCCATAATTCTACCATGTCTGTTTTTGAGACGATAGAGAAGGTGGAGACAATAGCTTCTGGATCAGCAGTAGTAATAGATCCTCATTGGATATTAACTGCTGCGCATGTAGTTACCGACTCAAATAATCATTTTTTTTATATAGGATCTAAAAAATATACTGTAGACGACATTATAGTTCATCCGTCTTATGATAAAAATAGCAAGATGACTTTTGCAGATATCGCTCTATGTTACGTCAAAGAAGAGATAGATCTTTCTTTTTATCCTCTTTTATACGACAAAGACGACGAAGTCGGGAAACTGTGTGGACTATGTGGGTATGGGTCAACAGGATCAGCATCTATGGGGGCTGTCAAGAGCGATGAAAGAAAAAGAGCAGGAAGCAATAAAGTATCTCTTATGACTGATGATCTTTTGTTCTGCGATATGAGCCGTAGGAATCCCACAGAGCTGGAGTTTTTAATATCTCATGGTGATAGCGGGGGTGGTTTATTTATAAATGGAAAACTAGCGGGTATTCACTCTTTTGTGTCTGCCTCAGATAAAAAAGCGGATTCTAGTTATGGAGATCAGAGTGGGCATACTAGGATTTCAACATATAAAAGATGGATTGACTTTATTGTTAAGTAGTTCTAATAGCTAGTCTATCTCTTGTTGGGTGTATAATAATGGGTCTATCTATTGTTTTTTATATACTGGTTTATTTTAAATGAGCAACATAACAATATTATTAGTAAGTGTTGGATATGTATCAATATATTTTATAGGATTTATAATGGGTAGATTGAATACTTTATCTGGAAATATGTTCAATAATGACAATAATATGGTTAAAACTACTAGCTTTTTAAATAGAACGAAGGAGAAGCAGCAGGAGATTATTATAGATACAAAAAAGTATGTTACAGAAATAAAAACCGATCAATTAATAAAAAGTTTTACAGATTTGGGCGATACAACAGTTAATCAGGATACTATTGCTGGATCAGTTTCTAAATTAAATCAATTAAAAAAGGGGTGATTTATGGCAAAGGGGTTAGATGTTGGAACGTCATATATTGTTTTATCTAATGAGATTAATAATACTATAGAATATAAAGATTTTAGAGATGCCTTTTATATTATCAGGCCATCAACTCCTGTTGCGACTAAAATGATAGAGAAGGGGTTGGCCGGTAAGATTTTCGTCAAAGATATAGATGGGTCATTTATAATACTGGGTAATGATGCTATAGAAAAAGCCATAGAAAGAAATGATAGTGCTAAAAGACCCATGTATAAGGGAGTAGTCTCTGCAAAAGAGAAAGATGCTAGAAAAATATTATCATTTATTTTAAAAGAGGTTGTAGGAAAAGCAGATGAGCCTAATGAAAAATTAGTGTTCTGTATACCTGCTCAACCGATAGATCAACAAGACGATGATTTTGATGTTGGCTATCATGAAGATGTTATTAAATCTGTATTAGCAGAATGTGGATATGCTGCTAGAAGTATCAATGAAGCTGAAGCTCTATGTTATTCAGAATTAGAGAATGATGATTATACGGGTCTTAGCTTGTCTTGGGGTGCTGGCATGGTAAATATATGCATAATGCTTAATGGAGAGCCAACTGTGATGTTCTCTACTACAAAAAGTGGAGATTGGATAGATAGAATGAGTGCTATCGCAACAGGGGAGCCTGATAGTGTTGTGCAAGCAGAAAAGGAGCACGGAAGTTTTATTATTGGACAAGACAACCCAAACCAAGTACTAGCTGCTGTTTCAGCATATTACGAAAGACTAATAGACTATACCACTAAACAACTAACAGCATCCTTATTACATCATAAGTCTTTGCCGAAGTTCAAAAATCCACTACCTATTGTTGTAGCAGGAGGAACATCTCAAGCAGCAGGGTTTATAGAAGAATTTGAGAAAAAATTAAAAGAAAATAATTTCCCTCTGGTAATACAACAGGTCAGACACGCAAAAGATCCTCTTCATGCTGTTTCTAGGGGGTGCTTAATAGCATCTAAAGTTTTATGATATTTTTTAATAAAAAGAATAAAAAAGGACAAGTCTCTCTTCTTCCTCATACCAGAACAGAGGTATATGGATTAGATCCATCTTCTACACAAATGATTGGATGGGAAATAAAAAAATTAAACATAGATAGACAATGGACATACTCAGAAGGAAAGGGTGTCGTTGTTGCCGTAATCGATACTGGTTGTGATTTACAGCATGTTGATATAAAAAATAATCTATTGAAGGGAATAAATCTTTTAGACAATTCTAAAGATCCACAGGACGACAATGGTCATGGAAGTCATGTTTGTGGAATGATAGCTGCCGAAAATAATGGTTTGGGCATGGTTGGTGTTGCTCCACAAGTAAAAATTTTACCTGTTAAAGCTCTAAACTCAAAAGGAGATGGCTCTTTACAGGATGTTATTAATGGAATCATCTGGTCAGCAGATGCTGGAGCAGATTTCATTACTATGTCATTAGGGACGAGCAATACTTCGGATGGTCTTGAGAAGGCAATAGCTTATGCCTCTTTAAAAGGCTCTGTCGTTTTTGCTGCTGCTGGTAATAGTGGAGAAAAGACAGAAATATTGTATCCTGCAAGATATAAAAATGTTATATCTATAGGAGCAATAGATGAGCATTTAAATAGGACTTCCTTTACTTGCAGTGGAGAAGACTTAGATTTTTTATCTCCCGGACACAATGTTTTTAGTATAGCTCCTAATAATGGCTATGCGATAATGAGTGGAACGAGTATGAGCAATCCGTTTGCTGTTGGGTGTGCTTGCCTATTACTATCTCATAACAGGCAGCATAAAAGATTTTCTTTGAGAAGCGCTCAAGATTACATAGATGTTTTGAGCAAGGTCTGTATTGATATTCCTGAAGAAAAATATAGGTCTAGGAAGTATCAGGGAAACGGTATTATTAAACTAGATTTTACAAAGTTAATATAGATCAAGATCAATTTGTATCAAATTTTTACCAAGATTATTAATATCTTTACCTTGGTTATGTCTATGAAAAAGATATCCTGATTCCACGCTAAGATAATATCCTAGATTTGGATGGTCAGTATTCTCTATTTCTATAAACATATTGGAATATTGTGGGTGCCGATTTATAAAACTATGAAGAGTCCCTATGTCTCCATTAAAATTTTGTAAGAGAATAGTGCTTTCTCTGATATGGTGAGTACTAGAATATAGTTGCTCCAAATATTCATAGAAAGAGTCTTCATCTTTGGACAATAACTGCCAAATAGAATTGTGATAGTTTCCAGTTATCCATTCAGAATAATCTATCTTTCCAAAGCTGGGTTGCATAGTAGAGACAAAATCTTTTCCGTGATGAACTATCTGAGCATTTGTTACAAAAGAATTAAAGCCCCTATATGTCATATGGGGCAAGATATCATCTATAGCCATTCTGTCATTAGAGTAATGAAAATTATTTAAAATATATTCACGGGCTCTCCTATTGATCAGATAACCCCAAGCTCCAGTAGACTTAAAATTTTTAGATAAGTGAGGAGATATTGGAATACATTTTTTTTTACCATTAAATCCAAGAAGTATAATGTCCCACTCAATAGAATTTATATGATCAAATAAAATGGGTAGATACTCGCTTATAGGAGCTGTCTTGGAATTATTTAAAACAAATACTTCTGGATATATCTGAAAATCATCCTCTACAACCAGAATAGTTTCAAGATTTTTATCCAAACTATCAGAAAAAACTTTAAGATGGCTAACAGTTGGGGAAGATTGAGGAATATCGGTATTTTTTATTGCTACAGAATTGGTGAGTCCCTCTATATTAAAGGTCTTAATCTGATCATTAATATTATTTAGCCTGTCTGTGGATTCTGGAAGGCTTATGAAGAATCCCTTATCGGCAATTATAGTTCCATTAATTGATATCATTTTTCCCTATCAAAAAATTTAATGATTCTCTGTGTCTATAATTTGCTTCGTCGGCACCATTGAACGGCCAATTTCTGCTGGCTGTTGGATCAGACACAACATAGTTATGCTCAAAGATTTGAGAGTCTATATATTTATGCTTATTTAATATTTTTGAAACATTCATATATTCATTGTCGCAGTAAATAGACTTATAGCTAGGATGATATATGTAGTTGAATCTACTATAGTATAGTTTAGTCATAACGCACCCTATGTCTAGTCTTTCTTCCCAAGATGGGTTCATATAGTGCAAGCACCCGTCCATATCAGGATGGTATAGCTTCATATCTGAAACTATTCTTTCATCATAACTATCTCGAATAGGATATAGGTCGTCAGCAGCTAATATTAGAATATCAAAGATTAAATCAGCAGAGATGTCTGAGTTAATCGCTTCTATTTTATTATTATGATCCCCATAAAAATACTGGAGGTAATTCTTGTGTTGCTCAAGATATTCTTTAGCTTCGGCAGAATTCATCTCCTCGTCATCTTTGTCAAATGAACAAATAAAAGAAATATTATGATTATTAGATTTTTTCTCTATGTATCTATTTAGAGAAAACTTGAATTTGTCGAGTCGTCCTCTGGATGGAAACTTAATAAGTATATTCATATAAAATTACAGTAATGAGTAGTGATCAAATCTTTTATTGTTTTCATCGAATATCTCTCCAACAAAATGCCTGTCTTCCATGTCTGTTGGGAATTTTTTAGAAAAAGATTCTGTACTTCCATATGAGTCATGAATAAAACAAGTGTCTAGAATCTTTCCATATACGCGTTCTCTTAAAAAAGTCTGATCAACTTGCCAGTAATCCCCAGATGGAAAATCCTGAAGAGTAATTCCTATTCTATCTAGTATTTGATTTCTTGCTCCCCACATACCCCCAAGTATAGCAGTATTATGGAATGGGTGGTCTCTCATTATATGAAAATCTTTGTCAGAAGCAAGCCATTCGTCGACAGCAAGTTTTTCTCTTTGGTTTAATCTTGAATCACAATCTCTAAATATAACAACATCATTTTGTGCTTCAAGACCAGCGTAGAATCTCCAAAACATACCGCTCCAATCTCCATCATTATCCATAAGGATTACTTCACAATTGGGTATAGATTTAAGATTATTGATTATTTCACCCGTAACACTTTTACCACAATAAAACCTTGATACCCAACCTGAATAAATCTCATTTGTTAATTCTGCATTCCTTATTGCACCAATTGTATAAATTGGCTTATTTCCCCACAAACTAAATGATATTATTTTACTCATAAATTAATAATTTTTTAAAAAAAGTTTCCAACCATAAATATTTAGATCAATCATCGTGAAATTATTTTTAATAATTTTATCAATACATTGTTCTGTTCTATTATGATAAAACTGATTATCAAACTGAGATAAAAAATTGTGAAAACTAACACATATTTGGTCTACAGAATCAAAGTCATTAAAAGAATCAAATAAATCCCATTCAGAGCCTTCTATATTCACCTTTAAAATTGATATTGACTTAATGCCAAATCTAAATTTAAAATCAGACCATGTTATTACATAATATTCCCCATTTTCATCAGGTATTATTGACCCCGTAATGCCATCTGAGCTTAAATTAGCTTTGCCTGTAAATGTTGATACGAACCCTTTAAATAATTCAGAATGTTCATTTGGACTTTCTTGAGGATCAACCCCAATTACTTTCTTCTTACCAAAAAAATAACCAGCCCAATTGTCGCTTTCAATGTCTTCAAAGCTTTTATTCCACCCTAAACAACCCAAGTCAACAATACACCCGTCGTGCATATTAAATCTTGGGTGAACACGACTCCAAATATTTACATCTTCATTGGGACCTCTTGCATACCAACTAGGTCTTATCTGAACTAATTCATTCTCGACGTTATTTTCCATTGTTTCCCCATAAACTAAAAGATATGATTTTTCTCACTAAAGATTTCCAGCATCTTTTATGATTCCAACAACAAGATTCCTAATAGAGTTTCTTTCGTGATCAGTGTAGCCCATTTTTTCACATGCTGGCATGTCATAGTCAGCATAATACTTTCTACATATATTATCTATATCAGAAAGACTTACTGTTTTAGGAATATAACAATATTTTTCTTGCAAATCCTTCATGGTTCTGATAACTTCATTATCTTCATTATGTTTTAACTGCAGTCTATTGATCAACCAAGCAATAAATTCTTTTCGCTGTATATTAGTCATGCTTTGCCTTCAAGACGGGATAATTATAAACATACACAATGTGTTTTGCCCAAATGTCTTCAATCAGATCTGAAATAAAATTCCAATTTCCACCAGCTAGTCCACTGCCAAATTTTGGAGCATGTATTTCTACTTTTTCTTCCTTATCAGCAAATTCTGAATTATTCTGTATAGATTGAGATAGTCCGAGCATGCACTTAGCCAAAGCTAAATAATTAAGGGGTCTGGGATTATTATTATTTCTTGTTCCATTTTGAGCTATCATATTCACAATATACATTTTATGCTTATATTTTTTGTCTTCATAGACCTTAATAATTTGACTGTAGCCAAAATTTGCTTTTAGAAAATTCTTTCCAAGTAAGTGATAGTCTTCTTTTACAGAAGGATATTTATTAGCTACCTGCTCAGCAAATCCAGATCCGAATAAGTCTATGTTGTTACAAACGTGCGGGATAAAAACTGTTGCTCCAGAATTTCCAGATTTTACTCTATCTTGTGCCATCTGAAACAAGTCATTGTTAGATACTATGTATGGGTATTTTCTATTTATTAATCTCATATTTATTCTCCCTACTATTTATTTCTTTCCATTTTCCTATAGGACATTTTTGATCTGCCCATGCTAATTTATTTAAAAATATTTTTCTCTTGCCTATAGAACATCCACAAATATAGCACTCTTGTTTTTTTTTGTTAAATTCTACACAATTTTCACATATAGAATATCTCTCTAATATTTGCTCTTTTGTGGACTTAGGAGATCCAGCATAAATATGAAAAAGCAGGGATTTTATAAATACTACTATTTTAAGAAATATCATCCTTTATACTCTCTTTAATAGCTACTATATGATTGTCTTCATTAGTATAGAATATGGGTATCTTATTATTGATTATGTCAGACCCCTTAAACCATCTCATATTACCAGCCTTTAGGTCTACACACAATCTTCTTCCATCATTCTTTTGATCACAGGTGACAATGTACATATTTCCCAGTAACTCAAAACAATCTCCGTGAGAAAGCTCTTCGATATAATTATTCATGATTTATTAGATATCAGATATTAGGATTTATTTGTGACAATTATTTTTTAAAAAAACTTTCCCAGTCTTCCCATTCGTCGTCTTCTTCTAGGCTTCTCTTCTTTTTCTTGAAATCCTTATTGATCTGCTTCTCCCCATATTCATCCTCATCAGAATGAGGCTTTCGCTTTTTGTCTTTTTTTCTAGGGATACTTTGTGGTTCGTCTTCGTTGTTCTGATACATTTTTCTATTTGGCTCCTGTAGGTTTATTGTACTAGCTTTTTTGGTTTTGTCAAGTCCGAGAATAAAAAATTTTCCCCTTGACAAATCGTAAAAAGGCGTTAGTATTGATGCAGGTCGGGAACATAATACGTATAGGTTTATATATACCCCTAGATAATTACATGAACTCCACAATCGTAACAGGAATCTGGAATTTAGATAGATCTTCTTTATCTGATGGTTGGTGCCGTCCATTTGACCACTATCTTGATAATTTTACGAAATTACTGGAGTGTAAGAACCTTAATCTGGCGATTTTTATAGATCCAGAACTTGAAGATATGGTGTGGAAGATAAGGGATAGGTCTAATACTGTTGTTTATCCTCATACTAGCGGATCTTTTAGTGGTGACTTTTTTCCATTTTATGATGAGGTTCAAAAAATACGTTGTGATCCTAAGTGGTTGAATCAAGTGGGATGGCTTAAAGATAGTACCCAAGCTAAGATCCCAGGATATAATCCTATGGTTATGAGTAAGATGTTTTTATTACATAACGTAAAGATATTCAATCCTTTCAACAGTGATTATTTTTATTGGCTAGATGGTGGAATAACTAATACTGTCCACCCAGGATATTTTACCCATGACTCTGTGATAGAAAAAATAGAGGACTGTCTATCAAAATTTTTATTCATATGTTTTCCGTATGAAACATCCACAGAAATACATGGTTTTGATATAAATGAAATGAAAAAATATGCAAATTCTCCATCTGTAAACAAGGTTGCTCGCGGAGGATTCTTTGGAGGACCAAAAGATCAGATAAGTCAAATCAATGGTATTTATTATTCCCTGCTAAAGGATAGTCTTAATTCTGGTCTTATGGGAACTGAAGAAAGTATTTTTACCCTAATGACTTATCTTCACCCAGATCTCTTCTCCTGCGAAAAGATAGAAGACAATGGACTTATAAATTTATTTTTTGAGAATGTTAAGGATTATAAAACAGATATTCAAATAGAAGCAAAGAATAGGAAGCATGAGAATAATAAGATTAGCCTATATATCAACACATATAATGCCCCCGGTCAATTAAAAATGCTCCTAGATTCTTTTGAGAAATATGAACCAAGTTTTCTGGAAAAAACAGAAAAAATACTGATCAATAACAGTACGAAAGAAGAATATTTTGATGAGTATGACATTATCGTCAAAAAATATGACTTTGTGCAGATAAGGGAGGGAAATTTGGGGATATGCAGAGCTAGACAATTAGCAGCAGAACATTTTGCAGAATCTAAAAATAAATATATGTTCTTTTTTGAAGATGACATGCTCATAGATTTATCTGATACCAGGTGTTCATTTGGTTTTAATAAGAATGTAAAGAGCTTGTTTAGTAATCTTGTCAATATTATGAATAAAGAGAACTATGATTTTCTTAAATTCAGTTTTAGTGAATTTTATGGAAACAATGGTGAACAATGGAGTTGGCATAATGTTCCCCAGCATTCTAGAGATAAGTTTTTTGAGGGTAAAGACAATAGGCCAAATACAGTGTTTAAAAATATTAAAAGTCTTAATGAGACAGTTTATGCTGATGGAGAGATTTACTATTCCAACTGGCCTCATATTATAAATCAAGAGGGTAATCAAAAATGTTTTCTAGATACAAAATGGGCTAATCCCTTTGAACAAACATGGATGAGTCATATGTATTCATTAACAAAAGAAAATATTTTGAATCCAGCAATCTTACTAGCTAGTCCAATAACCCACAATAGGATATATCATTACGATGCTTGCGAAAGAAAAGAAAACTGAAAATACAATCTTTATACAAATAGCTTCGTATAGAGACCCTCAATTGCTTCTAACTCTTAAAGACTGTATCAAAAATGCTAAATATCCAGAAAATTTACGATTTGGAATAGCATGGCAGCATGACTCAAAAGATAAATGGGATAATCTTGGAGAGTACGCTAAGGATAAGAGATTTAAAATACTAGACATAGATAACAAGAAAAGCAAAGGTGTTTGTTGGGCAAGAAATCAAGTTCAACAACTTTACAATAACGAAAAATATACGATGCAGTTGGATTCCCACCATAGATTTAAGAAGAATTGGGATGATACTCTAATAAAAATGTTGATAGGATTGCAAGATGAAGGTCATGAAAAACCACTGTTGACCAGTTATTTACCCAGCTTTGATCCCGACAACGATCCTGCTTCGAGAATAAATGTTCCATGGAAAATGAATTTTGATAGATTCATACCAGAAGGAGCAGTTTTCTTTATTCCTGCATCATTTGATGAATGGGATAATAAAAAGTCTCCTCTTCCAGCTAGATTCTACAGCGCTCATTTTGCTTTTACTTTAGGAATATTCTGTAAAGAGGTTCAGCATGACCCAAACTACTATTTTCATGGTGAAGAAATTAGCGTTGCAGTAAGAGCATTTACTCATGGGTATGATCTCTTTCATCCTCATAAAGTAATATGCTGGCATGAATATACCAGAAAAGGAAGAGCAAAACATTGGGACGACGATACAGAGTGGGGCGACAGAAACAATGAATCTCATGCTAGAAATAGAAAATTATTTCAGGTAGATGGACAGAGCAAAGATATAGACTTTGGGATTTATGATTTTGGAACAACTAGAACATTAAGAGATTATGAGAAATATTCTGGTCTTTCTTTCCGTAATAGATCAATACAAAAAAGAGTTATAGATAATAAGCCTCCTCCTGATCCAGAAACGAGCTATCTTAAAGACAAAGAATTCGATGCCTCTTTGCTCTCTATTTTTAAACACTGCATAGACATACAATATGGTCAGGTTCCAGAAGATGACTATGAATTTTGGGCTGTGGCTTTTAAGAATAAAGAAGGGGTAGAAATTTATAGAAAAGATGTTGATAAAAATGAAATACCCGGAATGAAAAATGATCCAGACGGTTATTGTAAAGTCTGGCGAGAATTTCAAACAGAGTCAAAGCCTGCAAGCTGGTTAGTCTGGCCCTATAGTAGATCAAAGGGTTGGGCAGATCAAATTATAGGTTACCTGTGATTATTTTTATAAAACACAATATTGGAGTAAAATATTAACATATTCACAGATAAGATATATGTCTGTCATTATAAGAAGTTGACAGATAGGAAGATAATTATATTAGACCAATTACAAAAATTGGGATTAGACAATTATATATTTGTTGAGCAATTTGACAAAGACTCATGGAATACAGAAGAAATAACCAAAGAGTTTCCTAAAATCCTCCATCCTGACAATAAAATAAATAATGCAGAAAGGTCTTTAGCTTTGAAACATGCTTGGATCGTAACGGATATGCACAAGCAAGGCTATTCATCTGTGTTGGTTTTGGAGGATGATGCGGTGTTGGTCGATGACTTTGTCGAGAAATACAACTCCTACATGAAGCAGATGCCTGTAGATTGGGATATTGGATGGGTTGGAAGTTGTTTCGGTCTAAAAGAACCAGAGATTTTAAATATTAATGTATACAAAACAAATAGAGGATCTCGATGTGCTCATGCTTATTGTATAAGTAAATCATTTTCTATAAAGATGATAGATGAAATAAAAAATATCGACAGGCAAGCAGATTTTTATTATAACTATATTATCGATAAGTTTAATCTTAATAATTATTGGTTTCAGCCTCCACTAGCACTACAAAGTTTAGAATTTTTTTCATCGCTACGAGGAAACCAAAATCTAAAATGGGATCCACTTTTAATGGCATAATATTATATGAGTATCAACTATAATAGAGAATTTAATTTACTGTATCCTCATCGTCAGTTCGTAACTAAGATATATGGCAATACTATTTTCATGAAAGACACAATATGAATATATCATTTTCTGATTTTTGGGAAGGGGTTGATCCAAATAATAATTTTTTCTCTGATCTTCTAAAAAGCATGTATCCTGATTGTCAAGTAATTCCATTCTCAAATGATCATACCGATGTTCTTATTTATTCTTGCTTTGGCTCGGAGCACCATTCTACTGATAAAAGTAAGGTGAAGAAGATTTTTTATACTGGCGAGAACAAGCGTCCAAATTATGATGAATGTGATTATAGTCTGACGTTTGACTTTGATGATTATGAAGGAAGAAATATTCGTCTCCCTCTGTGGATGCTTCAGATAGATTGGTTTAAAAAAGAGAACTACGGAAATCCAAGATTTGTCATCCCCCCTGCTGAGTTGAGACATAGTCGATTCTCGAAGCGTCCCAAGACAAAGTTCTGCTGCATAGTTTTTAATAATCCTATTCCAAATAGAGCCGAAGTACTGCAAAAATTATCAAAATATAAGAATATCGATTGCTATGGTACTGCATTTGCAAACCATTTTTGGGGAGAGGATGTTAAATATGATATCATATCTAACTATAAGTTTAATATCTGCTTCGAGAATGGAATACATTCTGGTTACTATACAGAGAAAATTATTCATGCAAAGGTGGCAGGATGCCTTCCTCTATATTGGGCAGATGAAAACTGTAAACAGGATTTCAATACGGATTCGTTTTTAAACCTTTATGACTTCCCAAATATGGACGAATATGTCGAAAAGATTATTCAATTGGATACAAATGAAGAACAATATGATAGAATCGCTTCTCAATATCTGTTTGAAGGGAAAGAACCATCATTAGATTCAATCAAAAAACAATTACGTGAGATACTATGAAATATGTGCTGATTACTGGTTCCTCTGGTCTTATTGGGAGTCAATCAGTTGATTTTTTCCACCGATTGGGATATGGAATCATAGGTATTGATAATAATATGCGGCAATATTTTTTCGGAAGTAGTGCATCTACCCAACCCTCTAGGGATGCTCTAATAGCAAATTTTGAAAACTATATTCATTTTAATTACGATATTCGAGACATCGGGTTGATGGAAACTATATTTGAAAAATATGGAATATCCATTGATCTCATTATTCATACAGCATCACAGCCTTCTCACGATTGGGCAGCAAAAGAACCCATTACAGATTTTACTATTAATGCTCTTGGTACGCTTAATCTACTTGAGCTTACTCGTAAATATTGCTATGATGCGACGTTTATATTTACATCAACGAATAAGGTATATGGAGACACCCCAAACTACTTGAATATTGTTGAGCAAGAAAAACGATATGAATGCTTTGGAGAAGGAAACAGTCTATATTCTATTCCCGAAACCATGTCTATTGACCAAACAAAACACTCTATATTTGGTGCGTCCAAGGTTTCTGCTGATGTGATGTGTCAGGAATATGGAAAGTATTTTGGATTGAAGACTGGGATTTTTCGTGGTGGCTGTTTGACTGGTCCAAATCACGCAGGCACAGAACTACACGGATTCCTTTCTTATCTAGTTAAGTGTATGGTTGAAAATAAACCCTATACTATATTTGGCTATAAGGGAAAGCAAGTAAGAGACAATATTCATAGTTATGATCTAGTGAATATGTTTTGGCATTTCCATCAAAATCCGCAATGTGGAGAGGTGTATAATGTTGGTGGCGGAAGAAACAATTCGTGCTCTATACTAGAAGCTATAGATGCGATAAATGAGAAGACCGGATTTGATTGGAAAAACTACAGCGTATCCAACAGTAATCGTATTGGGGATCATATTTGGTATATTACCGATTTTTCAAAATTCAAGACCCATTATCCTAATTGGAATATTACTAAAACTTTAGATAATACTCTCGATGAGATGATCAGTTCTGAAGTCAAAAAAGAAAGACCTCATAAGGATATAAAATGAAAATAGCTTTTTGTAAGTTTGCTGGAATGGGAAATGGTGGTATTGAAAAATATCTACAGAGTATCTGTATGCTTTATAAGAAAAGTGGACACGATTTAGACTTCTATTATACAAATGCTGCAAAGATACTAAACACCTCTTGGATACACCCTGACAACGACCCGGATCGCATCTTATTGCTGGAAAAGCAGCAAATAGACTTGATTAAAGTTTCGGTGGGATTAAGAGGAGAGTCTTTCTCTAACATGGCCACTCAGTGGATAGATACTGATTTTTTTAATTTATTTAGGGAAGAAAATTATGAATATCTTGTTACTGCTGGAGATGGTCGCGAAGAATTTCCATATAATAGTCTTAATGATATAAAAATTATTCATACGGTACATGGATTTCATGCTTATAATAAATCAAACATTGTTAAGTCTGTTTTATTGTGTAAATGGCAAGCTAATAAATGGATTGCAAATGGCGGAGATCATAGTCGTATGGTTATAATTCCTCCGTTGGTTCCAGTTCCAGAAACATGGACTAATACTTTCAGACAAAAGTATGGAATCCCTGCAGATGCCTTTGTGTATGGCTTACACCAGAGCAATGGTGTGGGATCATTAGTATCATTACAAGCATTTACTTCTTTGAATGACAACAATTGTTATTTTGCTTTACTTGGCGGTAGCGATATACATAGACGATATTGCCAAGACAACAATATCAGAAATGTAATTTTCTTAGATGCGACTTCTTCATCGAATGAGATTCACGACTTTTTGGATGGTCTTGATGTTTACGCACACTGTCGTGTAGACGGAGAGGTGGCCTCAGCTTGTATCATAGAAGCTATGTTTCATAGTAAGCCGATTATTTCATTCATTGGAGACGGAACAAATCTTGGTCATCTTGAGCAAGTAGAAAATTGTGGAAAAATGACCTACTCGGTATCAGAGTACTCTGAAGAAATGATTAGATTACAAGACAAGAATTACTACAAAGAAATGTCAATTCTTGTTAAGAACAAATATAAGAGTGTTTATGATTATAAATTAGTTGAAGGCGAACTATTAAATTTAATAAATAATACATATTAATATGATGAAATACTGTTTTGATTTAGATGAGACAATCTGTGCTACTCCATCGTCTAGGAATTATAATGATGCTATCCCTTATAATAGAGTTATACAAAAAATTAATGAGCTGCATGATCAAGGAAATGAAATTACTATATTTACGGCTAGAGGATCGACTTCTGGAATAGATTATAGGTCATTGATAATAAAACAGTTATCCGATTGGGGGGTGAAATTTCATAAACTAATAGACAAAGGAAAGCCAAGTTATGATCTTTTTGTTGATGACAAAGCTATAGGTGCGTCTGCATGGAGAGAAAGGGAAGGCATAAGAATTATAGGATTTGTTGCTAGTTGTTTTGATATGCTTCATGCAGGACATTGTTTGTATCTACAAGAAGCAAGAAGTGTTTGCGACTATTTGATAGCTGCGCTTCAAGAAGATCCAAATATAGACCGTCCACATAAAAATAAACCAATTCAGTCTTTAAAAGAAAGAGAGATACAATTGCGATCCAATCGTTATGTGGATGAAATAATAATATACAAGACAGAGAAGGATTTAGAAGAAGTTTTGCAAAAGATAAAACCAGATATAAGAATCGTAGGTTCTGATGCAAAAGGCTCTAGTATAACAGGGGAAGAATATTGTAAAAATATATACTATCATAATAGAGGGCATAGTTTTTCCTCTACAGAATTGAAAAATAGAATAATAGAAAATCATAGACAATAATTTAATCAAAATAAGCAGGAAATATTGTGAGTATAGAAACATTAATTAATACAATCGAATCAGCAGTTCGATCTAGTCCAAAAATAATCAATGATTATGAGGATAAGTATCATTTTAATTATTGGGCAGAAGTAGTGCCAAATATTAAAGAGGATGGATTATGGATGGAATTTGGTGTTTTTCGGGGCAGAAGCATTCAGAGAATTTCTTCTCTAACTAAAAATACAGTATGGGGATTTGATAGTTTTGAAGGACTGCATGAACATTGGGACAAGGATAATCCAAAGGGTGTCTATAATTCTAGTGGAAAAATTCCCGAAGGAGCTATAATTGGAGATAATCACTGCATGTTCGACAGCTCTGCAACAAAAAACACAGAACCCTGGAATTCAAATGTTAGACTAATTAAGGGATATTTTGAAGACAGTCTTCCTGATTTCTTAAAAGAATACAAAGAAAATGCAGCTTTTATTCATATTGATAGTGATCTTTATAGCTCTTGCGTTACTATCTTTAAACAGTTGAAGTCTCGAATCGTTCAGGGAACTATTATTTGTTTTGACGAACTCTTAGACTTTCCAACATACAAAGAGTGCGAAATAAAAGCTTTTGCAGAATTCTTAATTGATACTGGTTGGAACTTTGAACCCTTGATATATCATGGAGCAGGAGCATCATATACACAAGGTTGTATTAGGATTGTTAAATAATATATAGGAGATTAGATGAGGAGACTATTTGATTATGGAATATAGTGAACTACATAAAAAATATTTGAATTTCCGTGATGGTATTTTTGTAGAAGCAGGAGCAAACAATGGCATCGACCAATCAAATACCTTTTCCCTAGAACGAGATCAAGGATGGAGAGGATTGTTGGTCGAGCCAAACCCGTTCGTATATGGGCAGTGTGTTTTAAATAGACTCAACTCCATCTGTGAAAACTATGCATTGGTGTCTAGCTCGTACTCTTCAAATACAATCAATGGAGACTTCGCTCACCGCGACAACTACCAAAGTTTGATGGGGACCGTAGAAGATCCGGGGGATTATTGCGATGAGTTTCTTTTGGAGGCGAAGAATTCGCGCAAGAATGACTATGGATACATAGCCGTCCCTGCAACGACTCTCAACTCCCTGTTGAACAAGCATAATATCACTAAGATTAATTTCCTTAGCCTTGATGTCGAGGGTTATGAGATTTCAGTTCTGAATGGACTAGATCTCAACGTATATCGTCCGACGTACTGCCTTCTTGAGACATCTTTTAACTTCGCTAATGGTCGTCGGTTGGTGGCAGTATCCGACCATATGATACGAAACGGCTATGAAGCGTTGGAGAATTTTGGCGCCAGTGATACTCTCTATCGGAGTCTTATATGAGAAAGAACATACTTCTGCTTGGTGGGAATGGATATATTGGAAGTAGAGTTTACGACCATCTATATGGCCTGAACTACAATGTAACGAATGTAGATCTTTGTTGGTTTGGAAAGATTTTTGATAATACTATCCAACAAAACTATAACGAGCTGTCCAAAGAATTCATCAATGGGTTTACTCATGTAATCTTATTGGCCGCTCACTCTTCGGTTAATATGTGTAAGGGGTCTTTACTCCCATGCTTTGAAAACAATGTCCTGAACTTCATTAAACTGATTGAGAAACTAAATGACGATCAGGTGTTGATATATAGCAGCACAGCAGCAGTATATGGAAACAATAAGAATCTAGTGGATGAGTCGTATCCAATTGCGGGTGGCATCTCCTATTACGATTACACCAAAATCTGCAACGAAAATATCATCAGTCTATACCCCAACAAGAAGATCCTTGGTCTTCGGTTCGGCTCTATCGGTGGATTCTCTAAGAACTTCAGAGGGGAGAATCTGTTAAACTCAATTTCTATGTCCTCCCTAAAGTCGAACGAGATTACAATCACCAATCCAGAAAACTACAGATCAGTTCTTGGTATGAGTGACTTGTGTAGAGTATTCTCTACCATTTTGGCAGAAGATACTATTAAAAACAAGATATATAACATCACTTCTATAAATGCGAAGATTATCGAGTTTGCACAGGATATTCAACGACGGACCAACTGCAAACTGATTGTGAGTGACAAGTTCCCGACTAACTATAGTTTCAATTGTGACAACTCCCTATTCCAAAATGACTATGGATTCAAGTTCCAAGACAATGTAGCAAGTATCTATGATGAAATAATAACTAATCGTGATTTCATAATAAGCAATGTTCTACGAGAAAACGTATAATATGTATAAGAACGAATGCAGGTGTTGTGGTAATGATAGACTAAAACATATTGTTGCTTTGGGAGTATCTCCTTTAGCGAACAACCTACTGAATCATGTGGATGACGACGATAATTTATATCCATTGGATGTAGCGTATTGCTGTAAGTGTAACTATGCTCAACTCACATATGTAGTTCCCCCACAAATGTTGTTCGATAACTATTTGTATGTGTCCTCCACCGCAAAAACCTTTCGAGATCATTTTAGAACAGCAGCAGCAGATTATGTCGTAGAATTTGGATTAGATGTTGACTCTGTTGTAGTGGATATCGGCAGCAACGATGGTGTCGCACTCCTTCCTTTCAAGGAAGAAGGCATAAGGGTGTGTGGCGTAGACCCCGCTGCAAACCTCTCCAAACTCGCTAATGAGAATGGCATAGAGACGATCAATGCGTATTTTGATGCTGAAACCACTGATAAGATTGTGGGGAAGTTCGGTAAGGTCGATCTCGTCACAGCATCCAATATGTTTGCCCACTCTGATGGTATCAAAGACATCACGACGAATGTCTTTCGTCTGCTCAAAGATGATGGCTGCTTCGTAGTAGAAGTCCAATATCTATTGGACACTATCAAGGATCTGACCTTCGACAATATCTATCACGAACACCTTAGCTATTGGTCTGTCACATCTCTCAACAACTTCTTTGGCAATTTTGGGTTTTTCGTTGTGAAAGTGAAGCACATCAATACGCACGGAGGCTCCATTCGTGTGTATGTCAAACGCCACGCCACCAAGGTAGACTCAAGCGTTCAACATTTCCTGAATACCGAACGAGACTTCGGCCTAAATAACGAAAAGATATATGACTCTTTCTTTGAACAGATCAAGAAGATCAAAGTGAATGTCAATAAAAATCTTCGTGCCTTGAAGCAAGAAGGCTTGAAACTTGTTGGATATGGCTCTCCGGCAAAGGCGACAACTGCTCTAAACTACTTCAACATTGGTACAAAATACATCGACTATATCGTCGAAGACAACAAACTAAAACACAATAAGATCCTACCTGGTGTGAAGATCCCCATCTACTCAAAGGATAGGCTGAAAGAAGACAAGCCCGATGTCGTCATAATTATGGCTTGGAACTTCTCAGAAGAGATCAAGAGAAACAATAGGGAATTAATTGATTTGGGAATCCGATTCATCAGCATCAAAGACCTGCAAAGTGAAACATTTATATGAAAATACTTTGGCACTACAACTCACACAGACACATAGAAGAGTATCATTTGTCTAGTTGTTTCTTTAATAGATCTGACTTCCTGAAGAAACATTCAGATGTATTAGCGTGCTGTAACAAACAGAGTATTGATCTAGACGAACTCAGATCGAAATGTACATACGAATGCGGGAGCTGTGAAGTAGTTCGTAGTACAAATCCAAGTAATGGGGTCCACACAGGGCAGCTCGTTGCTCTCAATGAAACTTTTCATAAGTTCGACAAGTATGACTTTGTTATTCATAGCACACCTGATGTCTATGTGGTCGATGATAAGCCCTTGATTGCTTTGCTAGAAGAAGAGCTAGACACAGACAATCATATAATTGTTGATCATCATCCATACCATCCCGGTTGTAACTATCTGTATAGTACAGACTTCTTTGTCTTTAAGCCACGAAAGATCACTAATTTCTTCGGAGATGAGTTTGGCCCAACAGAGCATTGTATCGAGAGCCATCTTTATAAAAAGATACATGAGTTGAATATTCCACACAGAGTAATATGTAGGGGGCTAACTAGTCTGTATTGGCAGGTTGATGAGTATGGCATGATTCACAATCACAATAAAGATATCATTCGAAATATCTTAAACAACAATGTCCGTCCTGATCGGGCAACTGCTAGTTCGCACATGAGCTCACATTAGCATGAAAAAAAACCTACTATACCATTGCTACATTAAAGACACAGATAATATCAATGAAACGATGATATTCAATCTCAAATGTCTTGAAACATATATTGATGTCTTCGACGGTAAGAAGATTGTTTATGTAGCAGTCGATAGTGTCGGAAGATATTCCAATGAAAAGATTGTGGAAGCACTCCCTATTCTAAAAAGATTCGATGAGATTCACCTCTTCAAGAATCATGCGATACACAGAGAATCAGAGTCGTTGATTAGACTATTGAGCCATGTGAAAGACTCGACAGATTCTATATCCTTCTATGGACATAGCAAGGGAAGCACACATCCAATAGATAATACTTTGAGAAATTGGATTTTGTGTATGTATTATTTTAATCTTGATGGAGATTATTTAAAAGAAGCCGAGCAGCAATTGAGTACAAATTACACTACTAGCGGCATTCTTAAAAAGGATTGCAAGACGGATGGAATTATAGGAGATTGGCATTATAGCGGAGCTTTTTTCTGGATAAATGATGAGAAGTTTTTCAAAAATGAATGGAGCAGCATGGGTTTGCTTAACGCTATGGCTCTTGAGTCATACCTTGGCCAAAAAATAAAATCATCCCAAGCCTTTAGTACCTTTGTTACAGAGTCATTTAATTTTCACATGGATGATGATCTATGGAAGAGGAAGGTAAACTTCGAAACAATCGGAGAAAAGTCATATGAGCGTTACACCACAATCCTACACAATCTTACCGACCGATAGGTTCCACTTTAATCGAAAGCATATAACATATTATGGCGAATATCTTTATTGATTGTGGTTCTAATCTTGGTCAAGGATTGCAGCAAATTGCTTCAATCTATCGTATGGATGCTTCATGGATTGTCGAAACCTTCGAAGCAAATCCATATCTTATTAAGGCGCTTACGTCAAATCTTTCGCCTTTGCCTATGATGATCACTATTCATAACAAAGCTGTGTGGGATCGGGATGGCGAAGTTTCTTTTTCAGTGATGTTGGAAGAATCGCAAGGATCGTCGGTCGAGAAATTGATGGCGGCAGCAGAGTGTGTTGACCAACATTCTGTTTCCTTTCGTAAGCACGATCACATCATCACCGTCCCGTGTATTGATATCTCGACGGCACTAAAAGTATATACCAAAGAAGATCGTATTGTCGTCAAGTTGGATGTCGAGGGATCTGAGTTTTGCATTCTTAGGAAGATGCTCGCTGATGGCACAATGGATCTAGTCGGCGACCTGTATATTGAATGGCACACCAAATATATTGCCTCTGAGAACAAAGAGACGGAGGCTGAATTGATACAACAAATCGTCGCACGGGGAGTAAAAATTCATGGATGGCACTAATATGAACTACATTGAAACATATTTACAAGAAGTGAAGATCATCTGCGACTCGATCTCCAAAAATGATATTGATAAGCTTGCAGAAGAGATCAACACGGTGAGGACCAATAAGGGTCGGTTATTTTTTTTGGGGGTCGGTGGAAGTGCTGGAAATGCCTCTCATGCTGTAAATGATTTTAGAAAAATTCTTGGTATAGAGAGCTACTCCGTTTCTGAAAATGTCTCCGAACTGACAGCGAGGATCAATGATGATGGATGGGATACGAGTTATTCCAATTGGCTCAAAGTTTCCAATCTATCCAAAAAAGATGCGATCATCGTATTTTCAGTTGGTGGTGGATCGGCTACCACATCACAGAATCTTGCGTGTTCTGTTGATTTGGCAAAGGAAGTCGGAGCAAAGGTTCTTTCGGTTGTTAGCAGAGACGGTGGATATTGCAAGGAAAAATCTGATATTTGTGTCTTGATTCCTGTTGCTCATTCTGATAGAATAACGGCACACGCAGAAGAGTGGCAAGGAATTATTTGGCACCTAGTGGTAAATCTTCTTTCTGGTAATTAATTATGAATATTGAAATATATGCAGACGGCTCGAGTTTTACGGAAATGGTATCAATATATAATACCAAAAAATTTGTAACCGGATTTACAACCAATCCTTCTCTGATGCGTAAAGAGAAGATAGATAACTATGTCTCTTTTGTTGAAAAAGTAACAAGATATATAAAAGATCTTCCTATTTCATTCGAGGTATTTGCCGACGATCTTCCTGAAATGGAACGACAAGCAAAGATATTAGCTGGATTTGGAAAAAATATCTTTGTAAAGATTCCAGTAACTAATACTAGCGGAGAATCGACAAAGACGCTTATTAAATCTTTACTAGAAGATGCTATCATGGTAAATATAACAGCTGTATTTACTATCGAGCAAATAGATGAGCTTATTCCATATTTACAAGGGGGCCCTGCGATCCTTTCTATTTTTGCTGGTAGAATAGCAGATACTGGGATTGATCCAAAACCTATTATCAAGCATGGGATTAATTCAGTTCCAAGTAATGTAAAAATTTTATGGGCATCGCCAAGAGAGATTTACAATGTGTATGAAGCTGATCAACTTGGATGTCATATTATAACTATTTCTCAGGATATTCTTAAAAAACTCGAACTACAGAATAAAAATTTAACAGAATATTCTCTAGAAACGGTAAAGATGTTCTATGATGATGCTAAAATTGCAGGATATATATTATGATTATCTCTAAGACTCCACTTAGAATTACTTTAGCTGGTGGGGGAACCGACTTGCCAGACTTTTATTCTAGATACGGTGGCTGTGTTACCAGTATGGCTATAGATAAATATATTTATATAAGCTTTAAAAAAAATATTTTAGAGAATATTATAAGATTGTCATATCTAAAAATAGAGTCGGTCGATTCAATAGATCAATTAAGAAATGAACGAGCCAGAGAGACTATCAGATATTTTATACCTGAGCTATTAGGAAATGGAAGAGGCGGAGGATTTGAGATTTCAAGTATATCAGACTTGCCTTGTGGTAGCGGTTTGGGCTCTTCTGGAAGCTATCTAGTAGGACTTATCAATTTATTACAACACTCTCTGGATTATAGACTATCTAAAAAAAATATAGCAGATATAGCTTGTCATATAGAAATAGATGTGCTAAATGAACCAGTAGGAAAACAGGATCAATTTATAGCTGCATATGGAGGAATAACCACATTCACTATAAGTAAAGATGGAAATGTTATAGAGCAAAAATTATATCTGGAAAACCCAGAGGATTTCCTGTCTAAAAATAGAATCTATTATACTGGATTGCAAAGAAATGCCTCAAATATTTTACAAGCTCAAAAAGAAGATATTTTTAATTTTGAAAGAAGAATGTTAAAGATACAAGAAATTAGTCATATGTCACTTGACGCTATCAAAAGAGGAGACTATGATATGTATGGAGAACTCTTAAATCAACACTGGCAAGAAAAAAGGCTTCTAAATTCAACTATGACGAACCACGAAATAGACAGTGTCTATAATACTCTCTTGGAGAATGATTATATTTTGGGCGGGAAAATAATAGGGGCTGGTGGGGGAGGATTCTTATTATTATATAGCCACAAGGATCACTGTTATGTTGATGAATATATGAAGAATAATAATTTTATTAAGCTTGATTATAAGATCTCTCAGAATGGGTCAGAAATAGTCTATGATGATACAAGAAATAATTAAATTAAAGGGATAATATATGGAATTTAATAAAGCTATAGTTACTGGGGGAAGTGGATTTATTGGTGGTCATATTGTGGACTATCTAGTATCAATAGGTAAGGATGTTACCGTAATAGATAATGAATCGGCACAAGGTAATGACATATTTTATAAAAACGCTGGGGCTGTCTATCATAATAGAGACATCTCTTCTTATGAGGATATCTCTCCTATTTTCAAAGGCATTGATGTTGTTTTTCATCTAGCGGCAGAATCACGCATTCAGCCATCTATACTAAATCCTATACAAGCAACTAGAACTAATATTATTGGAACGTGCAATGTGCTTCAGGCATCAAGAGAGCACAATATAGACAGGGTTATATATTCCTCTACTTCTGCTTGTTATGGATTAATAAATACTCCTCCACTAGTAGAAGACATGCCCAAAGACCATCTAAATCCATATTCTTTAACTAAATGTGCAGGAGAAGATCTTTGTGTTATGTATACTAAATTATTTAAACTTAAAACAATTTCACTAAGATATTTTAATGTATATGGTGCAAGGGCCCCTACTGTTGGGCAGTATTCGCCTGTTGTTGGACTACTTTTAAAACAATCAAAAGAGGGCCAGCCTATGACAATAGTCGGTGATGGTCTACAAGAAAGAGACTTTGTTCATATATCAGATGTTATTTCTGCCAATGTTTTAGCAGCTACTACCTTTAACGAGGAAGCATTTGGACAAGTTTTTAATGTCGGAACAGGTTCTTCAGCATCCATACTATCTCTCGCTAATTTTATAGGAACGGGACATTGTTTTATAGATGCTAGAGTAGGAGAAGCTAGAAACACTCTGGCAGACTCAACAAAAGCAAAGACTATTCTGGGCTGGGTACCAACAAAAAATATTTTTGAATATCTATCAGATGAAATAAATAAAGATCAAGATACAGATATTGCTAGGGAAAACGATGATTGAAATAGATAGTGCTGATAACAGAGACTTTATGATTCACCACCATCTCGGAACAGGTGATCATTTTATTTGTAATGGATTAGTGAATTATATCTGTTCTGAGATAGAAAAAGAAACAGAAAAATGTCTACAGTCTTCTCCCTTGGTATATCTAGCTTGTAAAAAGAGAAATATCGAGACCGTTTCTTATTTATATAGCGACAATAAAATGGTTATACCTATAGAGATTGGAGACAATGAAATAGAGTACGTCAATAGTTTTGTTAAACTAAATAATTTAAAACTTATTAGAATAGGATTTGACAAGTGTGACAACAATAATTTTGAAGAATCTTTTTATAAACAGTTTGATATTCCATATAATTTTAGGTATGAGTACTTTAGACTGCCAAAAACAAAATTTCCGAAAATGCTACAAACTCCTAATGAAAGATTCATATTAATTCATGACACTTGCAGTGATGCAAAATATGATTTAGACATAGAGACATCTTTAACAAAAGTATATTTTGAAAGCAATGAGCCACTTTTCGCCCACATGGATTTGATAAAAAAAGCTTGGGAGATTCATTGTATAAATAGTTCCATATATCACCTAATAGAAAATATGAGAGACGATTTGTCTTCAGGTTTATTCTTCCACAATGTTAGACAAACCTCCGTCCCCTGCAAAACATCTAAAAAATGGACGGTGGTATGAATCTCCTATATATAAATGAGCTATCTGTTCTGCACAACAATACTGATATTATTTTTTGTAAAACAGACTTTTTAATAAAAGAATTCTATGAAATAAAACAAAGGGGCATCGACACCATCTTAATATCTGGTAATTCAGATTATGGAATAGATGATAAAATATGCTCACTTGTGCCAAGCAATGTCATTAAGTGGTATTGTCAGAATGCTCTATCTACTTCTTGCGATATACTAGAACCTATTCCAATAGGATTAGAAAATAAAAATATTTCATATAGGGATGGTCATGGCATAAGCTACCCAGAAAGAGCATCTCTTAAAGAACAACTGATCAGAGACAATAGAAGCATGTCTTTACAAGAGCCTAGTACCTATCCAAAAAAATATATTTATGCGAACTTCAACACTGCTACTAATCCTGAATATAGGAATAATATAAGAGATGTTGTGCAGAATATTGATCATATTGAGTGGGAAAATCCAGAAAGCTCTTTTCAAGACCATACGGCCATTTCTTTCTTTTTTCATAAGATAATGAACTATAAAATGGTTCTTTGCCCAGCTGGTAATGGAATTGATACCCATAGACTATGGGAGACTCTATACTCCAATAGGATTCCTATAACCATTAAAACTGGAAACTATAAAATATATGAGCTATATGAAAAACTCCCTATTGTTATTTTAGACAGACCTCAAGATCTATTAGACTATCGGTTAATTGATAGTAAATACCAAGAAGTAATCAATAAGACATATAATATGGATCTGTTGAAAGCTGATTATTGGAAGAATAAAATTTTATCAAACAAAAAGGTTGCTACATTAAAATGAAGTATAAGTGCTCACTGTTCTGTTCTCTGTACAAGGGCGAGAAATTTATTCAAGGATATATAGAAGATGTTCTTGCTCAGTCTATTTTCAAAGATATTGAATTTATTTTTTTAGACTGTAATTCTCCAGAAAATGAAAAAGATTTTATTATTCCTTTAACAAAAGAATATTCCAACATAAAATATCATAGGCTTGATAATGATCCAGGACTATACTCAGCATGGAATATTGCAGTTAAGATGTGTTCGTCTAAAATAATTGGAAACTGGAATGTCGATGATAGAAAAAATAGCAATGGAATTGAACTCTTATTAAAAAAAATAATAAAATATCCAGAGATAGATATGATTTATGGTTTTACTTATGTGTCAAAAATAGCTAATGAAAAATATGATGACAATTCTTTTCAAGAGATTTATCCATATCTCCCTCATTCTACAGAGAATTTACTCAAAAACAACTCTCCTCATTGTATGCCATTATGGAGAAAAGATTTGCATGAAAAATTTGGATACTTTGACGAAAATTATAAATGCGCATCTGATGGAGATATGTGGTTGCGTTTTTCTGTCGGAGGAGCTATAATAGGTTTGATGAATCATCCGGTGGGCCTGTACTACCAAAACCCAACTGGTAGATCAACCGATCCAACGAATCTAAAAGAAAATATTGAAGAAGTACAAAAAATGAGAAGTAAATATATTGGAGCTTAATATGGACTATGTTTTATTTGTTTGCATTATAATGACCTCACTATCCGGAATTATTAATGGACTATTAAAAGTCCAAAGAGCAAAGACGAACTCATCTCTTGGGGTAGGGTCATCTAGGAATATTTTTACATTTATGTTTACAGACAAATATACCAATGACTAGTAGTGTTAATTATTAATGAATAGATTAAAAAATCAAAGAGTCTATCTTGCTGGCCCAATGGATAGGTGCCCAGATAATGGTAAAACATGGAGAGAGGATATTACTCCTTTCCTAATAGATATGGGAGCTATAGTTCTCAATCCAATATCAAAACCTATAAACATAGCAAAAGAAGACATGGGGTCAAGAGAATATAAGAAGTCTCTAAAGGATCTTCAAAACTATGATGGTCTAGCTGTATTTATGAAAGAAATTAGAAATGTTGACTTAAGAATGGTCGATATTAGTGATTTTCTAATAGTAAATATTGATTTGGATATATATCCCTGTGGTACTATGGAAGAAATTTTTTTAGGAAATAGAGAAAAAAAACCCATAATATTGCACATGAAACAAGGTAAACAGAATACCCCAGATTGGCTTTTTGGGGCCATTCCTCATCAGCTGATATTTTCTTCTTGGGAAGAGATAAGAGGTTACCTTAATCATATCAATACTAGCAGCAGTATAGATTCGTATAAAAGATGGTATTTTTTTGATATGGAAACAATAAAAAAGAGTAAAAGTGCAAAAAATAATAAATGAATTAAAATTAGATTTTGATGATGTTCTTATTAAACCCAGAAGATCTAATCTATCTAGTCGATCAGAAGTTGGTCTAATTAGAGATTTTAAGTTTCTGTATTCTCCAAGATTATTATCTTGTGTTCCTATAATGGTAGCCAATATGGATACTACTGGAACAATGGCTATGGCAGATAAAACTATAGAGCATAACTGTATTACGTGTCTACATAAGCACTATAGTGTCGAAGATGTTGTAACCTATTTTACTTCCAGGAAAGATAAGTCGGATCTAGTATTTTATTCAACAGGAGTATCTCATTCAGATATTCAAAAGCTTACTGCTATAATGAATGGTCTAAAAATTAATGGTCTAAAAACTAATAATATTTCCTTACCAAACATCTGTATAGATGTTGCTAATGGTTATCATGAAAAATTTGTTAAAAACATCAGACATATTAGAGACTTATATCCCGAGATAATCATTATGGCTGGCAATGTTGTTACTCCAGAAATGGTTGAAGAATTAATTATTCATGGTAAAGTAGATATAGTGAAAGTTGGAATAGGTTCAGGATCTGTTTGTACGACCAGATTAAAAACAGGTGTGGGATATCCTCAACTATCAGCAGTAATCGAGTGTAGCGATGCTGCACATGGCTTGGGCGGGCATCTGTGTTCTGACGGTGGATGTAAAAATCCCGGAGATTTTGCTAAAGCTTTTGGAGCTAATGCTGACTTTGTTATGTCTGGCAGTATGTTTGCTGGGTGCGACGAGTGCGAAGGAGAATGGAAATATGAATATCTAGCAAATATTTCTGGTGTTCCTTTTTGGCAACCTATGTCCCCGCATAATATTACAGATGCTCAGGCTCAAACAACAACAAGAAAAACCCATCTAGAATTTTATGGTATGTCATCTAGGAAAGCTATGACAAAACATAGTAATGGGGTAGCTAAATATAAAACGGACGAGGGTAAATGCGTTACCATTCCATACAAGGGACTAGCATCAGAAACTATACAAGATATTTTAGGGGGACTAAGAAGCTCTGGAACATATATAGGAGCCTCTAAAATAAAAGATTTTGGTAAAAAAACAACATTTATACAGGTCACTAGTACTCATAATAAGATATATAACTAATGAAAAATAAATTATTTCACATAAATTACAACGCTCCCGTATGCTTGACTGGCTATGGTATTGCGTCTCTAAACATATTAAGAGAGCTTTATAAGATAGATAATAATATTATTTCATATTTCCCTATTGGACAGCCCCTTATACAGAATGAGAATGATCAAAAAATACTTTCCGAAATGTTTAATAATAGACACCTATTTGATATTGATGCTCCATTTATAAAAATATGGCACCAGTTTGATTTGGGCTCCAGAATAGGCAAGGGTAAATATTTTGCTTTTCCCTTTTTTGAATTAGACACTTTTAATAAATCAGAGCGTATTCATATGTCTGTTCCAGATACTTTATTCCTTTCTAGCAAATGGGCTCAAGATATAGTAAGATTAAATAATATAAAGACTGAATCTTATATTGTGCCTCTGGGAGTAGATAGGGGTGTTTTTGACCATAATATAAAATCAACAAGAGTGGATAATAAATATGTTTTTCTCAATATCGGAAAATGGGAAGTTCGTAAAGGCCATGATATTTTATTGGAATTATTCAATAGGGCTTTTCCAAATGAATCAGATGTTGAATTATGTATTTTGGCTTCTGAGATAACTAACAGCTATTCTAATAGTGATGAATTAATTAAATGGAAATCTATGTATAATTCACCAAGAGTAAAACTATTAAGTGGACTTGAGACCAACGAGCAGGTCGCACAACTTATAGCAAATTCAGATTGTGGTATTTATCCTTCAAGAGCAGAAGGTTGGAATCTAGAATTATTAGAATCAATGTCTATGAATAAACCAGTAATAGCAACTAACTATTCATCTCACACAGAATTTTGCAATGAGGATAATTCTTTTTTAATAGATATTGATGAATTAGAGCCTGCTCACGATGGAAAAGTATTTAGCGGACAGGGTAAATGGGCAAAGATAGGAGAACAACAAAAAGAACAAATAATAAATCATATGAGATATGCTTATAATAATAGGTTGTCTCAAAATCCCAAAGGCGTAGAAACAGCTAAAAAATATTCATGGGCAAATTCTGCAAGAATTATCATGGACATAATTCAATAAAAAATAGGGGCTTGACATTCAACCAGCTATGATGTATGCTCAGATAGATCAGCAGGATATTTGAATAAAAACTCAAGTCCCCTGATTATCTTGTCGATATCAATTTTAGAACAAGATACCATTAGTTTCAAAACAAGGAATATCATGACAAAAACTATGAAGAAATACGACACATTGGACTCATACCTAAGTCTAGCGAAGAAGACGATCTCAAAATTTGGTCCATCTTTTTATAATAGTCTTGCAAGAGAGATGCTCAATAGCGCAGAAGCTGTTTCAGACATAGCCACAGCTATTATGTATGCTGACTGGAGATTTGACTCAGAAAGATCTGGAAGACAGGGTCTCAAAAAAACCATATATTCCTATCGTAATCAGTGTGCCATATGGGCAATTAAGACATATATAAGCAATAAGTATAAAAATAAAAAGAATATTCTAAGTATTGATTTTGAAAACGATAGCAACTCAACAGGATTAACAGGAACTATTCAGGACAAGAAAGCTAGTTGTCCGATAGATATATTGATCTTAGAAGAGAGTGCTGATATGCTATCCTCAGACATAGCTTCTTTACTTGACAATAATTTAATATCCGAAAAACAAAAAGAGCAGATTAAGCTGTATTATTTTGAAGATGAAACTCTTTCATCAATAGGTTTAAAGTTTGGAGTTTCTAGAGAAGCTGTTAGACAAAATATTAAAAGGGCTATGGACATCATTAAAAAGAATGACTTATACAACCAATGAATTATATTATATACAAGATTACAAAATATTTTTATTCTCTTCTGGCTACTAAAGATACTACTAAAGATGTACCCAGAGAAACAGAAATAGAAAAGAAAACAAAAAACTCAGAGTACGTGTGCTCTATCAGTTATTTCTTAACTACTGATAATGATATAGATATGTCTTTTTCAGTAGCTGGATTTGAAGATATGCCACTTGAAGGAATAGCTCCTCTTGGAGAAAGATGTGCTGAATTATTGTTGTCTATAAATCATGGCTTTTTTCAAGATAGACTATTAAAAACAATAAAGAGTAATTCAAGAAAACTAGAAGATTATAGGGAAAAACTATTATTGGATAATGTGATAATTTTCTATAAATTTCTAGAAAAAGACATTATGGACATGAAAAATGGAAAAGAGCCACTAATTAGGCCTAATTCTGTCTTTAGAGGGAAATAATTACCTGCCCAACTACTTTTTTTTCTTATTATAGGGTATACTATAAGTGTGTGAGACTTATTATTTTTTATCATATTAAAAGAATAGTAGCTTATTATGAGTGAAAACAATATAATAATATGGCAAAAATGGTTGGATCCATTTGGACAAGATGATCTTCCAATGGAAGATGTCTACGATGAAAATGATCAAGATGATGATCCAGAATATTATTCAGAGGATGAAGAAGATGAGGGTCGCCCACTTACAGATTTTCCAGAATTCCAGACAGCAGCTAGCAAAAGACTTGTTTTACCCATTAGGGTATTGTCAACACCAATGGGATTTATTCCTATGAATGATAATACTGCTAGTAGTAAAATATTTAATTTTTGGACAGGACACACAAATTTTAACATAACTAAAAAAGTTGCCCAATTATTGGAAGAAACAGTTGGAGTAGAGACTCTAGATATTTTTACAAGATATAGATTTAGAATAGCTATTGGCAAAGCCTTTAAGGACTCGGATATTATGAGAGATATTAACAGTAGAATATATGGGGTCTTGGACTAATATGTCTAATAGTAACTTAAATACAAACAATAATATAATTAGTGATCTAGAACTACAGTCTTTACATGTTCATAATTTAGATATAAAAAATAGAGAAATATTTTTACACGCACATATGGACGGGGATGTTGATAACGGAGTAGATTATAGATCTGCTGTAATATTTGAAAAAAATTTAAGATACCTGAATTTACTGTCTCATGAGCCAATACTAATACATATGCATATTCCAGGAGGAGACTGGGAAGACTGCTTGGGAATATATGATGCTATTAAATTTTCCAAAGCTAAAACTATTATACTAGCATATGCCAAAGTTCAATCATGCAGTAGTATTATTTTACAGGCCTCAAATATTCGGGTCATAATGCCAAATGTAAATATGCTAATACATTATGGATCTATTAGTTTAGATGCTGAGCACTCAAAAGCAGCAGCTAGTAGTGTTAGATGGAATGAAAAAGAATGTGATAAGATGATAGATATCTTCACAGATATGTGTATAAATAGTGAGATATATGTTGAGAAGAATTGGAAACGAATGATGGCCAGAAAACATATACAGTCTCAACTAGCAAATCAGTTAGATTGGATATTATCAGCAGAAGATACTGTTAGATATGGGTTTGCTGATGGGGTTTTGGGTAGTAAAAAATATCCGACTATAGATTCACTTAAAAAAATTAAATAATTATTATGCACATAGAATATTCATATTACGATTCATCATCAAATGAGATAGAAACAAAAGAGATAATATCAAAAGTTATCAAATACCCAGTAAATACCATTGCTGTTTTGCCAACATATTTAAGATCAGTTAAGACTATTATCCCATCTAATATAGAATTATGTTGCCCCATCGATTATCCACTGGGAATTATAGATAATAAATCCAGAATTAGTATATTGGAGGGGGCCATTAAAAATGGTGCAAAGAGTGTGGATATAGTTTGTCCTTCATATATTTTATGCAATAGGAAATATGACAAGTTTAGAGAAGAGATAAAAGAAGCTGTTACTATTTGTTCTAATAATAATATTAAATTAAGATATATGTTGGAGTATAGGATATATTCATATGAGTTGTTGTATAAAATAGCCCAGATATTATTAGATCATGGGGTCACTACAATATTGCCCTCAACAGGATATTTATTGGACGATATTAATGATAATATTTTAGCTTGTGTATTGATTCATAAAAAAGTGGCTAATATGAATATTATCTGTAATGGCAATGTCTGGAATCAAAAACAGGTAGATACTGTACAAAAGGCTGATTTATATGGACTAAGGGTAAATTCTATTAATGCTCTGAGTATAATATCAGAAAAATCACAAAATAATTCATAGAAATAGATTTAGGTGTATATATAAAGTATGATATGATAAACTTTTTATATGGAGAGAATAAAAATGGCTACAAAGCAAATAGACGGAAGTACAGATGTAACTAAAACATCTACTAAAAATAATGGCGGAGCATCAACTGGTGGCGGTACATCTACAGCTAATAGTAAACTAGATGTTATTCGCACAACCAGAACTCAACCCGCTTTCGGAGGGTCAGTAGTTATTGATGGAATGGATACTAATGAATCTATCTCTGCTAGTACTATTGCTTATAATAATAGTCAGCCTATCGGCATGAGGGTATCATCTACAATTTCTGGACAAGCTAATACCATTTTAAGATCTGGTGCTCTTGTTCCTAGTCAAACAAGAAGTATTCATAAAAGAGAGAGTTTCAAAGTTTCAAAAACAGCTACTGCTCTTAGAGCTAATTATTTTAGCAGATATACTGGCTTATGGACAACTCCACCAACATCAACAACAGAGAGTCCTGGTGCAGATCATGCCGCTACTATAACTAGAGCAATTCCTGGTGTAGTAATATACAAATTAGGTCAACCAATTCCTGTAATAAAAGATTACTCAGCTAAAAATACCTGATTATAATTAAGGTACGATATTCTCTAAGATATCATACTTTTATTTTAATAAACTAACTAGCAGCTTGTAAAATGGCTGCTGGTTTTTTTATTACTATAGTGTATTTGTTTAATGAGCGAATCAGCTTGTCGTACTTGGAGAGCATAGAAACAAAAATATGGAGACTATAAGACTATGGCCGGTACATATCTATGCGATATAAATGCATATCCAAACAAGACTGTATGCGATTACGCAAAATGCGCAAAGTGCGGAACAAATAATACTTGGGACACTATAGATCCAATCTGCAATGAAGTTAGACATGAGATGCCGGGTATGCCTGGACAGGGGATTACAAACTACTATCCAGTATGTCCCGCTGGTTATATCTGTTATGGTACTAATCAAATTTTAAATCCTACTACAACAGATAAATCATATGAAGATGATAGATTAAGATGTGTGGGTCCGACACCTCCGTCTCCACCCTCGCCTCCGTCTCCACCTCCTCCACCCCCTCCTCCGCTTCCAGGGTTTCCGGCGTGTCCGGGGTCGATTTCCTTCTGTGATGCATACATTAGCTGTACTGATCTCCCTTTTACCATTAAGTGGGCAGACAGGTATTTGGATGGAGATATCGAAACCATCGATGGAGTTGCTATAACTGATTCAGGAGCGGGAAATTTATTCTCTACTGTTCTGGGAGACTCTAACATAGATGGATATAAGGGCGCAACAATAGGTTATGAAAATTATAGATCTGGCTGGTGGAATGGAACCAGAACATTTAGTTTTACAACACCTATTAAAGATTTAGCTCTTATAATATTTAATTTAGGATCTTCTAGTTCCCCTGTTTCACTAATAACATCAGAAGACTGTCAGATATTGATTAGCGATAGCATACAAATGCCTAGCTCAACTACGATTGATGTTACAAATTTTGCCTCTGGAGAATATTTAATAAATGGATTAAGCAATCCGTCTATATCATTTATTCGTGGTCACAAGTATCTAATTAATGTGAACGCTTTTGGACATCCTTTTTGGATCCAAACAGTTTCGGGCAGTTTCAGAGCAGATAGTGTGTATTCAATTGGAATTACGGGCGGAGGAGCAGATAACGGAACTATAATATTTGAAGTTCCATTTGATGCTCCGAATAATCTTTATTATGCTTGTCAGAACCACTCATCAATGGCTGGCTCTATACTTGTTTCTGGACCTATTGAACCGAAAGGAACCAAGAATAGACTTATTACGTCTTCTTTAGCAGGGGGTAGCGATGGAATTGTTGGATTTCCTGGTACTTATAGTAGCATTACGATAACATGCGATCGTGGTAGTTCTACCGGTTGGTATAAGTGGGGAAAGATATTATGTGGGATACCTCCGTTTATTCCAAAGTTTGGAATTCCAGTACCTACAGATGATGGTTTCACGGTACAGATATCGAACTACACAACTTCCTTCGAACAAATAAAAAACGAAATCATGACCAAGTACACCGTACGTTGGCTGCAAGACGGGCGAGATTTTCTTATCAATGATACGGGTCTGGTCACGGTAACAGGTAAAGCTGCTGGAATGAGTTCGGTATTAACAATAGTGACTGGTACAACAATAAAATATGCTATCGGTGTCTCCCCCAGTACTGAGACTACTGGCTCGGCACAAGTTAAGGGAACCTCGCTATTTACGGCATTAACTCCAATATTTGGCTCCACAACAAGAACATCTGATGGTTTCACGGCACAGATAACCAACTATGACTTGAGCTACATATGGGCTGGAATAGCAACATATGGCAATGTAATAATTAGTGGAACTGGCTTGGTTACAGTAACGGGCTTAGCTGCTGGAATACTGTCGGCAGTAACGATTACAACCACAAAAGCTAGATATGCAATAGGTAGCGGAATTATTAGTGAGCTTTCTCTGTATGTTGCTCTAACCCCAATATTTGGAGCTCCAGTATCAACGGCTACTGGTTTCACAGTACCAATAACTAACTATAATGCTAGCTACACATGGGCTGGATCAGCAACATCGTTGGGCTTGGTATCTGTTAGCAGCACGGGCTTGGTTACAGTGACCGGAGTTGCTGCTGGAACAAGTTCAACAGCGACGATCAGAACAACGAGAACTGGGTATGTCGATGGTACGGCACCAGTCACGGCAAGCTCGCTCTTTGCTGCGTTGACTCCAACATTTGGACCTATAACATCAACATCAAATGGTTTTACAGTACTGATAACTAACTATAACGCTAGCTACACATGGGCTGGATCAGCAACATCATCGGGCTTGGTATCTATTAGCAGCACGGGCTTGGTTACGGTGACCGGAGTGGCTGCTGCAACGAGTTCAACAGCGACGATCAGAACGACGAGGACTGGATATGTTAGTGGATCATCACTAATTATAGGAGTTTCATTAAGTGGTTCAAATCCGCCTCCACCCTCACCTCCGTCTCCACCCTCACCTCCGTCTCCACCCTCACCTCCGTCTCCACCCTCACCTCCGTCTCC